CAGTTGCAGAAGATACTTACAGTGACATTATGTGGCCGAAGAATCATCCTGCATCTGGCACTCCTATTGTACTAAGAGACTATCAAGTAGAGATTATAAACAGTTTCTTAAAAAATCCACAGTGCATACAAGAAGTAGCAACTGGTGCTGGAAAAACAATAATGACTGCAAGTCTAAGTGAACGTGTAGAAAACTATGGACGTTCAATTGTTATTGTTCCAAACAAAAGTTTAGTTACACAGACTGAAAAAGATTATGTAAACATGCAACTTGATGTTGGTGTGTTCTATGGTGATAGAAAAGAATTTGGGCATAAACACACAATATGCACATGGCAGAGTCTGAATGTGTTGCTTAAAAACACAAAGAATCAACGTGCAGATATTACTATACATGAATTCTTAGAAGATGTAGTTGCAGTAATAGTTGATGAAGTACACATGGCCAAAGCAGATGCACTTAAAACATTGTTAACTGGTGTAATGAGTCGTGTGCCATTGCGTTGGGGACTTACTGGTACAGTGCCAAAAGAACCATATGAGTTTCAAGCACTACACTGTAGTTTAGGACCTGTTATAAATCAACTAGCCGCAAGTGAACTACAAGAAAAAGGCGTACTCGCAAATTGCCATGTAAATGTTGTACAGTTGATTGACCATGCAGAATTTACAAACTATCAGAGCGAATTAAAGTACCTATTTGAGGAAAAAGGTAGACTTGATACCATTGCAGGCTTGGTTATTGAAGTAAATAAAACGGGTAACACATTGGTGTTGGTTGATAGAATTAGTGCTGGTACAGAACTACTTAACAGAATGGGCGATGACGCAGTTTTTGTAAGTGGTGCAACCAAAGCAAAAGCAAGACAGGATGAGTATGATGAAGTGGCTACTGCGACAGGTAAAATTATTATTGCTACATATGGTGTCGCGGCCGTTGGTATTAATCTCCCACGTATTTTCAATCTTGTCCTTCTGGAGCCTGGCAAAAGTTTTGTACGGGTTATACAAAGCATTGGTAGGGGTATTCGTAAAGCGGAAGACAAAGACCACGTCCAAATCTGGGACATAACAAGTACTTGCAGATTCGCAAAAAGACATTTAACCAAACGTAAAGCATTTTATAGAGAAGCAAACTATCCTTTTAGTGTAGAAAAACTGGATTGGAATGCGTAACAAAGCGGAGAAATTATGAGAATACTAACACTAGACAATACTGTGTTTGATTTAGATACATTGCCTGAAGAGATAGATGACTTGCGTTTTTCAATCTTTGACAACAGTGACCCACAAAATCCAGATCATTTGTACATTCCACTGATATTTTTAGAAACATTTAATTCTCCTGCCTTGGTATTAAAGATTGGTGAACAAACCATGAAAATGCCAATTGACTGGCAGGTACTAATTGGAGAGCCAGAAGTCGGTGACTTAGAAATGCTACAACTAACTAGTATTAACGATAGAGGATTTAAAGTATTTCAATTTAATCCACTGACAAGTTTTAGGCCGTCATATATGGATATAGAAATAATTGATGTGTACCAGGATGTAACTTGGTATGTGCCTAAATTGAAAAATGGACAGATGTTGGCCGTTCCGGTCGAGAACAAAGACGATCCACGGTGTGCGTACTTTGTCAAGGACATCAGTCGTAACTGTGAGATCGTGGATTATAATAAGGCTTGGTAATATGGAATTTACAAAAGGCATATGGAATGTATTGACAAACAAGATAGAAGATAGTATACTGTTAGCAGTAATATTTTTTATCGGTCATGTGATAATAGCAATGACAGTTGTTAGTGTTATAACCGGTGCAAGTATCTGGGAAGCCGGAGCAGTGGCACTTGTAGAACCAGCAATAAACAGTGTATGGTTTTATCTACTACATAAATTATGGAAGAGAATTGGTGAATCAAAAACTTAGTATAGCAAATGAAATGCGGTGCTTGGATCTCAAGGATCGCAACTTCTATGATAGTTTGACAGATGAAGAACGTAAGAAGTATTCAAACTTTCTTATGATACGTTGGAGCAGTGCAGTACAAGGACCAACAGAACTACAAGAATACTATTTGGTTGCGTGTAATGAAAGACTTAACAAGCATTTCTTTGACATAAACAAGCATCAAAAACTACAATGGCTGTGTGCTACAAGTATTAGCCCAGGAATGGGCTCACACAGACATCAATGGATTGCTCCTAAGAAGAAAGATAAAGGCAATAACGAAGGCAAGAAAATACTGATGGAACTGTTTCCTGCAATGAAGACAGATGAGATAGAACTACTGAGTAAACTTATGACTGCAAAAGAACTAAAGGAACACATGCGTGATAGCGGAAAGGTATAAGTGCAAATACTGTGAACGTGAGTTTAGAAAAGAAAGCACACTAGCAGTACATCTTTGTGAGCAAAAACGCAGATACCAAGAAGAAAAAGAAGTAGGTGTACAGATTGGTTTACAAAGTTATTTGAAGTTTTATACTATGACACAGGGCAGTGCAAAACTGAAAACATATGCTGATTTTGCTACGTCACCTTACTATAAAGCATTTGTAAAATTTGGTAGACATTGTGTTGCTATCAATGCAATAAACGTACCCAAATTTGTTGAGTGGGTAATTAAAGAAAACAAAAAACTTGACCACTGGTGCAAAGAAGCAGTATATGATGAATACTTGCAACAGTATATTAGAAGAGAAGCACTTACTGATGCACTAGAACGTGGCATAGAATACTCTATAAAGTGGAGTGAAAAAACTGGACATCCAGCACAAGACTTTTTGCGTTACGGAAATGACAACAGTGTAGCATTTGCAATAAGTACTGGACGCATATCACCTTGGTTGGTGTTCAACTGCGAATCAGGACAAGCATATCTAGCAGACATGAATCCTGATCAAACAAAAATAGTATGGCCTTGGATTGATCCAGACTTTTGGACAAAGAAGTTTCGAGATTATCCAGCAGACCAAGTATACTGCGAAGAGATATTAAAACAAGCAGGATGGTAATGAAAGTTCTTTGTCTCGGTAATAATCACAAACACACTGATGAATTAACAAGCACTCTTGGCAATAATCACGGATTAATTAGCAACGTAGATATTGAAGTCAAAGACGGCTTTTATCATACCAGTGTGCTAGATTTAACAAACAGTGAAATCCTTAAACTCTCCAAACAGTTTGATCGTGTAATTGTGTTGGATCAACCCGTCGACCAATGGAATCATCCTACTGAATTTCATGCTACACAAGATATAGCCATAAGAATTGGCAATAAAGTAAGTTGGCAAAACGCAGATGCAAAAACACAGTTAGTATATTGGCAAGATTTGGTTAGTAATAACAAAAGTTTTTGCATATTTCCTTTCATTGAACTGTTAACACAAAATGGACATACAACAGTATGTTGTCGAAGTGATACCCCCGTACAAAGTATAGATAAATTAGAAAATTTTGCAACAGATAGAGAATATGCAAAAATACGTAACGCAATGCTGACAGGAAAAAGTTTACCAGAGCATTGCAAAGTATGTTATAAATTAGAAGATAAAAGTATAATTTCTGCACGTCAAGAAGAAACAGTAGAATGGGCAATGCGTCTTAATTTAAAAACAGTTGATGATCTGGGCAGTGTAACGGACCCAGTATACTATGAAGTACGTCCAAGCAATACTTGTAATTTAATGTGTAGAATGTGTGCACCTATTTTTAGTAGTCTAATTGAAAAAGAACAAAAACAATTAGGAAAAATACCACAAGAATATACCGAACAATACAGTAATTTTGACATCGTAAAAATAGAACATATTGTAAAGTTATACGTTGCAGGCGGAGAGCCAACTGCGATGCCAGAATTTTATGACTTTGTAAGAAAATGTGTCAAAAGAAAATATACGGACTTTGAATTTATTGTTAATACCAATGCAATGAAGGTATCAACAGTACTGCTTGAAATCGGTTCGCATTTTAAAAATTTGCAGTACATAATTAGCATTGACGGTTATAAAAAACACAATGACTACTCTCGATGGCGTAGTAAATGGGAAACAATAATTAAAAATGCACACAAGTTACAAGACAATGGACACAAAATACATTTTAATACTGTGCTGAGCTTGTGGACAGTATTTGATTATCACAAATTAATACACTTTCTTGATAGTGAATTTCCAGATTGTTGGATACACGGACAATATGCCAATCAACATTCGCCATTTGTTTTTCAGTATTCTCAAGATCAAATACGCAATCTGGAATCGATTCGTACAACCAAAATTTACCATAATAATGCAATGTTTCAAAGTTTTATCGACGGAACAATTAACAGTGCTAAACAAAGTTTCGTAAATAAAACTGCTATTACTAAATTTTTTGTATACAATGATGAACTTGACCAAGCAAGAAACAGTAGATTAATTGACTATATACCTGCTTTAGACAAATTACGTACACATGGAGGAGAATAAAATGGGACTGACAAGACCTAAGATTGAACAAATGGAAAAGAAGCCTAAACTACACGACAATGACTTTATCATTGGCATGATAAAAAGTGCCATACGTTTAGGTGCATGTTACATGTTGTTCACAGGCCACATAGAAATGGCCGCAGTGACTTTTGCTATTGCAGAATTTGCTGGTATAGGAAATAGATTAATTTAATGATCTACATAGATTTTCAAGGTGGTGCTCACGGTAATTATCTTGAGTTTGTATGCAATAAGATTCTTGCTAAAATAAAAACCAATGGACCAACACCATTTAACACATTAGGTTCATCACATTCAAAGAAATATTTGGAACCACAAGTTTTTCAGAGTGGACACTACAGTTTTCAGTCCACTCCTATTCCTAATAATAGTAAAGTAATTGCCATTACTATTAGTAATGATGATCTATTACCACTACAGTCAATTAGTTTATTACGTGCTGGTGATAGGAACATTGATCCAGATCAACTTGAAATAAACACTTATAACAAATGGACTAATAGCAACTACCAATGGGTACTAGACAATCTTATCAATGGCTTTTTTAAGGATCAGTTGACAAGTAGTTATAATGCAGTAAAAGATCAATCGTGGCCTGATGTATCAACAATTGAAGAATTTAAGACCTTACCAGACTGGATACAAGAAGAATGCGTTGCCATCCATAATTTAACTTTGTATGAACTAGATAGTGCAAGTCCAGACTGCCCAAGACACGTACTCAGAGAATTTTTTAAACTTGGGTTTAAGAATCCAGAACAAGCAGGATTTATTACGGAACAAAAGAAAATGACATATGATTCTAGCAATGATGTTCGCATTTTCCCTTACAGTTGTTTTTATCATACTGATCAGTTTATCACAGAAACTGAAAAGCTCGCCGGTTGGTTAGGATTTAATTTTGAACCAACGAAAGAGTTTATTGATTTACACAAAGGATTTTTGTCTAAACAACCTTATAAGGATACTAAGGTACATTGTGATACTATTCTTGAACGTATTAAAAATAAAGAAGAATTTGAATTGCCTAAACTTAACTTGTTAGAAGAAAGTTACTTGACAGCTCATATAGAATTATGCTATAATATAGAATTATTAAACAACCTACAATGGTTTCAAAACAGTAAAGAAATATTAGATGAGTGCTGATGTAGATATAGATTTTGCTGACAGGCAACACATAATGGATCTAATCCAGTGTACTCCTGCTAGACAAAATGCAGAAGGACGTAAACACAACAGTGGTGTTTATGTTACGCCAATACCTGTTGATGCACCCAATGGTTGTGCAAGTATTGACTATGAATATGCAGAACAACGCGGTTATTTTAAACTAGATTTACTTAACCAAAGTGTATACACACTGATACGAGATCAAATACACTATGATGCTATGTTGGCCAAAGAACCAGAATGGCATAGATTACAAGATAAAAGTTTCTGTGAACGTATAGTGCATATAGGAAACTACCATGATTTGCAAGTAGCAATGGAGCCTAACTCAATAACTCGTATGGCAGCCTTTATAAGCATTATACGTCCAGGAAAAGCACATCTACAACGTAAACCTTGGAAAGAAGTATTTGAAACTGTGTGGGATGGTGATGACACAAGTGGATTTGTGTTTAAAAAGTCACATGCAATAAGTTATGCACGTCTTGTTGCATTACATATTAATCTACTTTGCGAACAAGTGTAATACTTCTACGTTTTACCTTTTTGCGAGAAAGTTCTTGAAGGCTTGTGCTAGGGCCAAGTATTATATCTAAATCTTTGTTAATAAAAGTTTTAAGATAAGGCTTAAACTTTTCCCAATCCTGTTTTAAGAATATGTTTATTGGTATACTGCGGTTCGATTCCCACCACCATTGATTTGCAAGTTCTAAAAAATCACGTTTGAGATGATCTTCGACTATACCGCCAAAGTCGTAGATTGTTGTTATTTGGTCATCTCTATTTTGTATTACGCCAACGTACTCATTACTTGCATATGTGCAAAATGTAATGAATGGATAACGCTCTGCGATCTTTTCGAATAGCTCTACGCCCATAAATACCTTGTAATTGGAGTTAAAATTAATGTATTCTACCACCGTATATTTATATCAGCAAAAGCAACAGGTACTATTACCTGACACCAGCGGTGCGTACTTTCAAAGGAGATGGCAACCAGTGTATGCAAAAAAATTAAAGGTCAACAGAGGAGTTGACAACGTCATATTGTTTGAATTTATCAACCAAGACCAAAAACCTGTAAACATCTCAGGTAGTACAATAACATTTAGAATGATGAGTACAGATGGCGATGAACTATTAATAGCAGAAGATCTTGTGCATTTAAGCAGTGCATTTGGAAGAGCAAAAGTAACACTATCAAGTGAGAAACTTGATCTAATAGAAGAACAAACTGCCACATACAGTTTAGAACGTGCCAGTGGTAACTTATATGAAGCAGTGTACACAGATGACTACAGCGGTGGGAGAGGTCAAGTTGAAATAGTTGACAGTGTGTATCCTGATTTTGTAGAAAGTAAAATCATGTTGCTACCACAGCCACTTGATCAACCTGCACAGTCAAACGGAAACAGAAATCACACCAGTGCAATTTACACTGCGGAAAACACACTAACAACTTTACAACTCGACTTTGATAATTTTTCTGGAAATGTTAAAGTACAAGCAAGTGAAAACCAAATTGGACCTGATTGGTATGATGTAGGTAGCCAAGTTGAATATGTAAATCAAAAAACAAGAACTTATATAAATGTTGATGGTAGACATAATTGGCTACGTTTGGAAATGAATCAATATGGCATCAGCGGCAACGCAACTGCACAAGTACAAAATGGAGCAGTAACTACAATATCAAGTAACGGGTCAGGCAGTGAATGGTATGGCCCTGGCAATCCACGTGTGCGATTAGATGGATTAGGCGCAGGTGCGACTGCCACTACCACGGTAGACGGTGGAAAACTAGGCACTATTACACTGACCAATGGTGGACAAGGATATATAACAGCACCCACTGTTATTATTGACAATGGCGAAATTACACAAATAACCTATCGCTAGGAGCATACTTGCCTATAAAACGTTTAATCGCCATTGGTTGTAGTTGGACCTATGGTGCTGAACTATCAGAGTCTATAAGATTAGAAAAAAGTTTTCCTGGGCTAGTTGCAACACACTATGGATTGCACTTAGACAATTGTGGGTATCCAGGAGCAAGTCTTGAAAGTATGCGTTGGGTACTAAGATGGCATGTACAAAATAATACAAATTTAGACGACGTATTATGGTTGATAGGACTTACTGAGAGCACACGCAGTAGTTGGTACAACGCATTAGGCAATGATAAAGAATATAACTTTAATTTTAATCAGCCTGATCGACCCTGGAACAATCATGTGCATAATGTGTGGCTTAAAGATAACGACCCTAGTATAAATCCAAGTTGGTATGAACTTAATCGGTTATGGATAGCAAATTGCTATGATGCAAAATGGGCTGAACAAAATCATTGGGAGACAGTTGCGGCATTTGCCAGTCTACAAAATGTAGTACAGTTTAATTGTCTAATAAATCCTTACAAGAATCCTAATGTCATAACCAATGATAGTAGTTTTAGACAAATGCTAAAATCACAACATCTTTATCCAGGTAGACATCCGAATGAAACCGGACATGAAATTATATCTAAACACTTGATAAATCACATAGATTGTGCTAATATACTAGCATAATGATCGATCTATTGAGTTACATTCCGCAGAAGCGAAAACAAACAAGTTCTGGTTGGGTAAGTTTTAATGCACCCTGTTGTGTACACAAAGGCGAGTCACAGGACAAACGTCTGCGTGGTGGTATTAAACAAACAGAAGATGACTGGAGTTATCACTGTTTCAATTGTGGCTTCACTGCAAGTTTTACTGCAGGGCGTAGTGTTGGTTACAAAGCACGTAAGTTACTTGAATGGCTAGGTGTTGATCCAACTGACATTGAAAGACTGAACTTAGAAAGTTTAAAACGTAAAAGTTTGTTAGACTTAACTGCTGAACGTAATACAATCAAACAAAAGCAGATTGACTTTGAAGAACAAGAAATACCACAAGGTGTTGAACGCATAGATGAAAACAATCGAGAGCATTTTCACTATGTTGAATACTTAAAAAAACGTGGCATGGTATTTGGCTATCCGTTTCTAGTAGATAAAAAACGGGGCCCAAGAGATAGGATCGTTATACCATACACGTACAAGAATAGGATAGTAGGACATACAAGTCGTTACTTGGATAATCGTACGCCAAAGTTTATTAACAGTCAGCAACCAGGATATGTGTTTGGATATGATTTACAAAAGTCAGACTGGACCAGTGCTATAGTTGTTGAAGGTATATTTGATGCACTAAGTATATCCGGACTAGCATGTATGCACGAAACAATAAGCAAAGATCAAGCACAGTTGTTAAAGCAGTTGCAACGTAGAATTATAGTAGTTCCTGATCAGGATCGGGCAGGATTAAGTATAATTGATGCCGCAGTAGAACACAAGTTTGAAGTTAGTATACCAGAGTGGCCTGAAGATGTTAAAGATGTGAATGATGCAGTGGTGCGATTTGGTGTAGCAGAAACACTACGACAGATACATCAGTGTGCAGAACGTAGTAAGATAAAAATTGAAATGGCACGTAAACGCCTAGTGAGGATAGTATGATAGAATATACATATGACGTACAGAAATTATTCTTAGAAATGATGATGCATGATGCACAAAGTTTCTTAAGAGTGCAAAATATTTTTAATGAAGAAAACTTTGACAGAGACTTGCGAGAAACTGCAAAGTTTATCTATGATCATGCCAATGAACACAAGACACTTCCTGACAGAGCACAGATCAAAGCAGTTACAAATATTGAACTGTTGCCAATTCCAGACTTAAACAGTGGACATACTGATTGGTTTTTAGAAACGTTTGAGGCATTTACAAGACGTACTGAACTAGAACGTGCAATATTAAAAAGTGCAGACTTGCTAGAGAAAGGTGAGTATTCACCAGTTGAGAAACTTATAAAGGATGCAGTGCAAATAAGTTTGACAAAGGACTTGGGCACAGATTATTTTGAGGATCCAAGGGCAAGGCTTGCGGCACTGAAAGACAACAATGGACAGAATTCAACTGGTTGGCCAAAGTTAGACAAACTGTTATATGGTGGTTTCAACAGAGGAGAGCTACAGATATTTGCAGGTGGGTCAGGATCAGGTAAAAGTTTGTTCATGCAAAACTTAGCAGTAAACTGGATGGAAGCAGGACTAAGTGGAGTGTATGTTACACTTGAATTAAGTGAAGGATTGACTGCTATGCGTGTTGATAGTATGTTAACAAATACTCCTAGCAAACAGTTGTTCAAAGACATTGAAACTGTTGAAATGAAAGTGAAGATGATGGGCAAGAAAGCAGGTGGCTTGCAAATAAAGTACATGCCTGCACAAAGCAACGTAAATGATATTAGAGCATTTGTAAAAGAACTAAGCATTAAGCAAGGAAAAGCAATAGATTTTATGTGCATTGACTATCTGGATTTGCTTATGCCAGTTAGTGCTAAAGTATCGCCAAATGATTTGTTTGTAAAGGACAAGTATGTTTCAGAAGAACTGCGTAATTTGGCAAGAGAACTTAACATACTGTTTGTAACTGCTTCACAGTTGAATAGAAGTGCAGTTGAAGAAGTAGAGTTTGATCATTCGCACATAAGTGGTGGTATTAGTAAGATCAATACTGCTGACAATGTGTTTGGCATATTTACAAGTAGAGCTATGCGTGAACGTGGTAGATATCAAATACAGGCTATGAAGACTAGAAGCAGTTCAGGCGTTGGTATGAAAGTGGACTTGGAGTTTGACATAGAAAGTTTACGTATACGTGACTTAGGTGACGATGAAGAGTATCAACAGTTTAAGAAACAGAGTTCAAGTATCTATGATCAAATAAAAGCAAAGTCAATACAATCAGATCCTCAAAATGATGCTACTGTAGAAGATGAGCCAGGTAAGATTGTTGCTGATGTACAAAGTACAAAACTAAAACAGATGTTGGCAGGTATCAAGCAAAAAGGTTAAGCATACTGATCAATAGGCATTGCTTTTACGTTCTTTCTTTTTACTTTTAGATAGTTACTGTTGTCTTTGGTCCACATTTGTCCTTCACCCACTACCACACTATCACGTGCATATTTTACAGGCTTGTCTACAACTAGATCAACATAGCGACCTTCACCTACTCCTAGTGTTATAAAGTGTATGTAATTTTTTGGATCGCTTTTAAACACTCTACTGGCGGCAATTATACCTGCAAACTGAAACTTGTCTAAGAATAAATTTTGCAATCCCATGTTTGGTAAAAATCCTGGACTATTCCAAGCACCATATTGTTTAAAACTTTCAATTGGATCCTCTGTAATCCAATTGTCAAAGCCTAAGTCACGTAGATCCCAACCGGCACGTTTTGCTTCGTTGCGATATACCCAACGTGCATATGATCCTTGACAGTGTTTCAAACAAGCCGCCCAAAATTGTTTTGGATTGTAAACTTTGTGATATGCCAATGCCCATATAAGTCTACCCAAGTTTACTGCGTGTGCCCTGCACAAACCAAATCCACTTAGGCTTTGCATTTGTTCATAGATGTCATGCTTGTCTGGATGATCACCTAAGCGTGCCATAAACTGCATCATCTTCTCTTCGTTCTTTTTTGCAAAAGCACGTCTGTACATGTCTGCTTCATATGGTGATATACCAATCAACTTCATTATTTTATGTATAGCATCATCTTCATACACTATTGCATTCTTTTGTATGCCTTTTTCACTCCAGTCTCTGAACCAACTGGCTTTACGTCTGCCCTCCATTGCAACAGGACGTACTAACGCACTTGCAAACACACAGTCCTCAACTCCTGTTGGTTGCAATGCACGGAACAGTCTTTTCATTGTGGGCGACTCGCCTTGTGTTACGCCAAGTACATCACCTCTACACAATAAATCAGCAACACGTTCATCTTGTTTTGGATAAGCATCTAGTCTTGTGTGAGGATCTATTTCTAGTAACTGTGATAATCCTCTGTTTGCAAGTATATCTACTTTCAAATGTTCCAAATCCTCTACTTCGTTCTTGTCAAGTAGTATAAGATTGTCATCACGGAACAAACTTTTAGGTAATGCTCTATCAAATACTAACACGCCGCCACAGTGTTTGCTTATACAACGCTTCTTACCCATTAGTTTGCGTTCAATACGTCTTGCTTCTTGTTCATCAACGCCTAGTTTTGCGTAGTCAATATCTTTTGGTAGCCTGCCCTTTGCTCCAAGACGTTTGGCGGCTTCGCGACGTGCTGACTTTTCTCTATAAAGCACATAGTTTGATATTCTAGCACTCTGTGTTGGCCATCTATCAAACACACGTTGCATAGCAAGTTCTTGTTTGTGGTGAGGTATATCAATATCTACATCTGGCAAGTCATCTCTGTGCGGATTTAAGAATCTTGCTAATGGTATGTTCCATTCAATTGGATCAACGTCTGTTATACCCATGAGATAGCAAACCAAACTACTACCAGCACTACCTCTGGTCATGTGTGGTATATCTTTATTGAGATCGAGTATAAGTCTTATTTTGAGAAAGTAATCTGTAAAACGTTGCTGAAGTATAATTTCAAATTCTTCTGCTAGTCTGTTTTGATATTCTTCGCTTTTTGGAGTTGGTCTTCTAAATTGTTCTAATAATGATTGTATCTGTTGTATTTCTGTTTTCATGTTTGCCTATGTTTGCCTAAAGATGCCTTAATAGGTATATTTACACCAGAAAATATGCTACTATAAATATTTGCACCATGATAATAGAAATTGAAAATTTTTTGCCAAACGTTTTAGTTGATCAGTTAGTAACTTTTGCGGAAACAAATCAAGATTGGCAACTACAAGAAATGCAGGAACATTTGCCAAGAAAAAAAATTAGTTGGTTGCTTGACAGTCCAATTGAAACTATACACAACTGGTTTGACAATCTTCCATTGTTTGAACATTTAGATTTTATGGGTGTTACGTTGTGGAAAGATGATGTTGACTTTAAAATGAGTCAACATCTTGATAATGACAGAGTACGTGTAGCAGTACAAGTATACTTGGACAATAGAAAATCGCCGGGAACACAATTTGGTGATCGCACAATAGAATATGGACGCAATCGAGGCTACATTATGTATAATAATTCTACGATGATACACGGTGTTCCTGATCAAACACCACATGAAGGTAGATTAAGTATCTATGCATTATACCAATGATCTTTTGTACTGGTAACCCAGCTCGCAAAACTATTGCGTATGCTATAAACCCTAACAGGCATGCTAGTTTAAGCACAGGTTACGATTTTAAAACGGACAAGTCAATAGCACAATTTGCCAATGAAATTGAAGACTATACCGTATTTGTAAACAGTGCATTTGTTGCTCCAGGTGTACAACAACGTTTAATGCACACATGCTATAGTCAATGGATGCAAAAAGATACCAAAGGACACATTATTAATATAGGCACTACACTTGAAAATACTGATGATACCAGCGATTACAATCAAAGCAAACAAAAACTTAGAAAACAAAGTTTACAATTGAGCAATAACACAGGAATATCAGGTGTTAAAACTACATACGTGGTGCTCGGCGGCATAGGTGACGATATGTGCGATATAGAACACATTGGCTCTACGATTAGATGGATCATTGAACAACCGTTTCGTATTCCTATGATACAGATTGAGTCAGTAAAATGATTGCATACAAAGACGTAAGAGAGGTACATTTAGAGATAGCTACTTTATGCAATGCAAGTTGTCCGTGGTGTCCGAGGAATTTTTGGGGTTATGAATTCAATGGCGGGTATCCAGAACTTTATCTCACACTTGACAATGCTAAAAAAATATTTCATCCTTATTTTGTAAAACAGTTAGACATCTTACGCATCAATGGCAACTATGGAGACATAGTAATGAATCCTCATGCTGAATATATTGTAGAATATTTAAGAGAATATAATAAAGACCTGGACATAAGAATTAGCACCAATGGTGGTGCTAGGAAAGCAAACTTTTGGAAACAGTTTGCAAAATTTGACTGTCGCATTCATTTTGCATTAGACGGATTAGAAGATACTCATAGTTTATATAGACAGAATACTGTATGGGCAACTGTGATTAAAAATGCAAAAGCATTCATTGACAATGGTGGTCGAGCAGTTTGGCAAATGATTAAATTTAAACACAATGAGCATCAAATTGAAGAATGCCAAGAATTAAGCAAACAAATGGGATTTAAAGCATTTGACTTAATTGATGCAGGCAGAGATACTGCTCCTGTGTTTGGTAAAGATAAAAAACTCAAACATGTACTAGGCAACTACACAGGTGAAACTGATTTTAACATCCTGTTTGAAAGCAAGACACAAGATGACGTATTACTAGAAGATGTAATTCCAGGCAAAATTCCTAGTAAAAGTGTAACATGCGAAACAATCATTAATAAAAGCATCTATATTGCTGCCAATGGTGATGTTAGTCCATGTTGTTATATGGGGTTCTATCCAGAAACCTACGGTAAAGGACAATATCATCAAGCAGCCAATAATCAACTGATACCTTTGATATTTGAAAATAATGCTCTTAAACATAGCATAAAACATTGTATACAATGGTTTGCTAATGTTGAAAAACGTTGGAAAGAAAAAACCTATGAAAAAGGACGTTTAATGATCTGTGATGATAATTGCGGATCGTGTATAAAAACATAAATACTACAAAGGAACAAAGTCATGCAAAAAAAGACAAGAAGCATCTTTGAAGAATTAGACGGCATCTACACAGATCGCTATGCAAAGAAACAAGAGCGTGGATACATAGTAGAAAGTCGTGCAAGCAATGTAATTGCAAGTGCTATACGTCTAATGGAGCAAATTGATACTATGTATGACAAAGAACAAAGTGAAGATTTACAACGCAAATTGCTAAACGCAATTCGGTTGCGTGATCCAAATAAGTTTTCTAGATCAGTAAAGCGGGCTAATGACAAATAAATTAACAGAACAACAGTTACAAGAAGAACTGCTAGATGAAATTGGTGATTTTACAAAAGCAATCACAAGAAAGATTGGCCAAGGCGTTGGTGGTATCAAAGGTGCAGGACAAAAGGTAAAAGGTGCGTTTACACGTGCTGGACAAGATATAAAACAAGCATACACACAAGGTAGAGATTCTGCACAAAAAACAGTTGCAGGACAAGATTACAAAGCACCTCAACCAAAAGCAAAAGCACAACCTCAAGCACAACAAACAAAACAGCCAGGCGGAATAAGCACTGCCTTAAAAAAGTTTGGCAAAGGTGTTGCTGATGCAGACAAGTACAATTATAGACTAGGTACACAAGCACAACAAGATGCTCAGGCAAATGCTAAGAAACAAACTCCTACAAAACAAGGTACACAAGCCACTACTGCTACAACACCAGCCGCTGGTGGTACACAAGCACAAAAACGTACAAAGACAGGTGGTAAGGTAGCAGGACAACAGAGTCAAACCACAAGTGCCCAATATCAAAGAGATAGACGTGCAGCCAAAAAACAAACACCAGGTCAAACTGCAACGCAAGTCCCAGGACAAAATAAAAAAACTAGTGCAGTAAAACAAGGCATGAACCAGGCTACAACAAAAAAAGCAGGACAAAAGCAACCAACAAAAACTGCACAAAATGTTGGCAAGAAAACGGGTGTAAACACTAAAAATGTTAAAGCAGGTGGCGTAAATATCGATCCTAATAATCCACAACAGAAAGCATTAATTGCGGCTATCAATAAAGCTGATCCAAGCATATTAAAAGGCATAAATGCAATGCAACCAGCTGATAAGGCAAAGTTGAAAAAGGCAATAGCATGAAGATAACAGAATTTAAACAGTATGAAGCACGTCATGTGCTATTAGAAAGCCTTGATAGAGAAAGCAAGAACACATATCTTGTTTGGGAAAATGTAGGATACCAACTTAAAGAAGCCGCACTTTCACCACAACAGATACAAGGGTTGTTTGCAGAGATAGAAAAAACTGCCACTGCCGCTGGTTCAAACAGAACAGGAATTGGACAAGCCAAGGACAAAGTTGATCAAGTAATAATGAAGCCTTATAATGATCTTAAGGCAAAAATTTACAATTCAGGACCAATGCAAGGCTTTGCACAAAAGTATGACGCTGCCGCTGACAAACTTAAACAAAGTGCAGGTGGTGACGAAGGTCGTGTTATGCAAGCAGTCAAAAAGTATAGACAGTTTGCTGAAAAACATCCTATTATGCAAGGATTTCTATATGCGGCACTTATAGCGGCCGCTGGTGTAAGCGGAGCAGGTTTAGGTGGTGCAGCCGCACTAGGTTTATTTAAACTTACTGATCAATTATTACAAGGTAAAGATATTAGAAGTGCATTATACAGTGCTGGTAAAACTGGTGCATTGGCCGCAGGTGCAAGTACACTTGGTGACCTTGTACGTGGTGGCGAAGCTGCCGCAGACGTAGCCGGAGCAGATGCCGCAGTAGATGCCGGTGGATCGCAACAAGGTGGATTTGCTGGTGGCGGAAATAGCATAGATGGTAGACCAGACATAAATGTAGATGCACAAACAGGTGCTGACATGCGAGCCGCTGGTATACAAGATATTGCAGGTGCAACAAGCATTGATGATATTGTTGCTGATTTTGATGGTAAGCTATCGACTGCTGAAATGAATATGATTACTGATTTACCAAACCAAGATGGCATTCCACAAAATGTATTAGATCAATACAATGTGCAATTAGATAGCATGTATGGTGATTTGAATCTAGCAGATTACAAGCCAGGTCAACCATTATCCAAAGAGCAGATGAATGCTATTATCGACATGGATAATGCTGATGCAATTCCAGATGATGTAAACGACCAATTTAATGCACAACTACAATCACATCTTGATGGTGGCGGTACTGATGTAAACGTTGACATTGATCCAGATGAAATTAGTGGCGGTTCGGGTGCAGATAGAAGTGCAACTGCACAAGCAGGCAATGTACAAAGCAACGTAGATAAGAGTGTTGCAGATATGAGAGCAAAAGCTGACCTAGTTGCACCAGGTGGTACAGGTGAAGGAATTGTTGTAAGAGGCGATATTCCAATTACAGATCCAGATCAAATTGCACAATTTAACCAACAGTTTCCAGGCACAGAAGCAATGTCTCCCGAAGCAACTGAGTGGCTTAGAGCAAACGTAGATGGAGCCGCAGAAAATTTAGATGCAAAAGCAGCCGCAAGTGCAGACCGACTAAAGAACTTAACACCAGCACAGTTAGCACGACGTAATCAGTTATTACAAAGTGGCCATAGTACTAAGTTAAACGTGTTGTCAGAAGATCAAATAGCAAAACTTTTTATTGCATGTGCATACAGACAAAACCTTATGGAAGCACCTGGTGGTATGCTTTCAAACTTAAAAACGCAAATTGGCAAAGGTGTAACTAAGTTAGGACAAAAAGCACGTCAAGTTGGTACAAATATTACAACCAAAGTTACTGCAGACAAACTTATGAAAGCATGGAACAAAGCAGGCAAACCAACTGACAGTGTACAAATTGCAACATGGCTCACAGGTACACAAGGTGTGAATCCCGCAGTAATGCAACAAGCATTTCAAACTGCTGGAATTAAAGTGCCTGATCTAAAAAAGATAGCCAGTAATGATCCAGTTATGGCACTAGCAAAAACAATTAATGCAAATCCAGCAATTAAAAAACAAGTGCTGCAATACTTGAACGCGGTGACCTAATGTATATCAAAGAAGGTGGAAACGTCTTCAAGGATGCTGACGGTGCCATAGCAACAACTCGCATTAATCAAACAGACGTAAAGCCAACGGTCCAGTGGTTAGAGCAACTCACTGGGTTGCCACTAATGGATAACATGCTTGGCAGTACTGGACAAAAGCCAACATCCGGTGACTTAGATTTAGCAATTGATCCACAAACAATGAGCAAAGATGCACTAGTAGACAAACTTACAAAGTGGGCCGAATCCAATGGCTTTGTTCCAAACGAATGGATTCGTAAATCAGGTATAAGTGTGCATTTCAAAGCACCTATTACTGGTAGAGAAGATAAAGGCTATATACAAACAGATTTTATGTTTGTTCAAAAGCCAGACTTTTCAAAGTTTCTAATGAGAGCAGATCCTCAAAGTGAATATAAGGGTGTAACACGTAACGTGTTAATGAATTCAATTGCAAAAGCGGCTGGTTACAAATTATCACCAAATTCAGGTTTGTTAAGCAGGGCAGATAACAGTTTTATTACTGATCAGCCTGAACGAATTGCAAAATACATTCTAAATAAAGGTGCAACAGAAGCAGACCTATTCAGTGTTGAAGCAATCCTAGGTGCTTTGCAGAACGATCCACAACGAGATCAAAAATTAGAGGACTTTCGTGGATATGCTGAACGTGAGGGCTTCACATTTGAATCAGTGGTAGAGGGCGGAAGTGATTGGCTTGCGAGACTACGTGATAGAATTGTTAACAAAGGCATGCAAGTTGTTACAGACAAACGCAATCCATACAAGCCGTATTTGGCAGAAGGTGCACGAATTGAACACCCAGAAGATTTGGTTTTTGACTATGGTTCTAAAGGTATTAAACAAGCACTGGATGGAATAAAACGCAGTGCAGAAGAACCAGCAAAAGTAAACACTATCAAGTGGGATGGTAAACCTGCTATAGTATTTGGCAGAGATAACAATGGACAGTTTATACTTACAGACAAAGGCGGGTTTGTCGCAACAGGCTATAACGGGTTAGCCACTTCACCAAAAGACATGGCAAGAGTATTCAGCAATAGAAAAGGCGACTACACTGATCTAATTGGGGTGTATGAAAAACTTTTTCCGCTACTACGCCGAGTTGTTCCGCAACATTTCAAAGGATTTATACAAGCAGATTTACTTTACAGTGCAACTCCGCCAGTTGAAAATGGTGCGTATGTGTTTACACCAAACCAAGTAACCTACAGAGTAAGTGATAATACACCACTTGGAAAAGCAATAGGAAACAGTGATGTTGGTATTGCAGTACACACAGAGATAGACAAGCCAGGAGGCACTGTGCGTCCAGTAACCACACGTGTGCTTGATAAAGCACCTGGTGTACTGGCATTAGATAGCACAATGAAAGATACAGGAAGTGCTATTGAGCTAGACAAAGGACTTGTAATTAAAATACAAGATGCTTTTAATGAATATGCTCCGGCAATAGATGCTTTCTTGGATCCTCAACAGTTACGTTCTCGTAAGATAACAAATACACCAGCACTTATGAAACAGTACATTAACTTTAAAGTGCGGCAAGGTGGATTTACTAATATGATAAAAGATTTTGGACCTTGGATCCTCAATAAAGAACCAAAAAAAGGACCAAGAATAATTGAATGGATGAATGAAAACAAAGGTGCAATCAGTGCCATGTTTAGTAGTTTTGTAAACATTGCATTGTTAAAAGATCAACTTATTAAATCATTGGACAACCAAGAGCAAGATGTACAAGCAAACATACAAGGTGTGCCAGGACACGAAGGCTATGTTGGTGATGGGATCAAGTTAGTCGATAGAGATAAATTTAGCAGAGTAAATTTTGCTGCCAATAATCCAGGAGTACAATAATGGGCGAAGGTGACGTACAAGCAGGTATAGAATTTATATACCACATGCGAGAACACTTAGTTGATGTAGGTATTGCAACAGTTTATGGACTGGTGGTATTTGCATTAGTTTTATGGATAAAAAAGAAGTTAGGATAATGAGTGTAACCGCAGTAGATATACAACAATTAGAAGCATTTGCAGATAGAATATTTGCAAACGTTGGTATCGATGTGGAGTTTACAAAACATTTCAAAGACAGAGTAAACAGTGAACGTAATGCAAAACCAATAGTCCCTGCAGAACTCACAAGATTGTTCAAGCAAGAACGCAAACGTTATGGAAAACCTATTGCACAGATGGGACCAGACAGTGAAGCAGTGATGCGTGACTTACAAACAGATATCAATGTGCCTTTTGCATTGGTATTAGACAAAGACAACGATGAGCTTGACCTAATTGCTAAAACAGTAATGCGTAAAAAGGACTTTGATACGCCAAATCGAGTATTTGCAGTTGAAGACTCGCCGTTTAGAATTGGCACACGTTATGAAATGCCTCGCAAAAGTGTACGCCCTGTGCCAGTGATAAAAGAAGGTGCTACTAAAAAGCATCCTAAAGAGCCTGGTGCATACTTGATGACACACAATGGCATTGAATATAAGATAGCAAGACATTTAGATGATGATGAAATACACAGAGGGGAATGGGATATATATTCTAAAGGCGTAAGTGCATTCTCTGGTGATAGTTGGGAATGGGTAGATACGGTAACTGCAAGGTGGAATGCTATTGCACGTGTCAAGGGTCTAAGTGAAAACACTGAGAAAGATAAAATTGCTTTTAATTGGTTAAGCGAAAGTCGTGCATATAGAACACCAAGACAACTTAACGGACTTAAACAAAGTCAGCTAGGTGAGCAGTTATTCGAGCAACTATTAGCATTGCAGATACTTGCAAACAGTGATCCAGCATATGCAGCCAGAGTAAGCGAAAATATCATGAAGTTGCAAAACTGGCCTGGCTTTAGAACAAGCCAACCAGATTTATATAATATTATAGCAATTATAATGAAACCAAATAAATTCAAAGATAGAATTGCACAAGACAAAGTAATTACTATTCCTGAATTGCGATTAAAAAGAAACCTTAGAGCGATTGCAAAACGCGAATTTCAAAACAGTGATTACAGTTACATGATGCTTATGCTACAACGGAACATGGTAGACTTTTTACCAGCACCATTAATACAGATGCGTAGACAAATTGCAAATTGGGAACGTGTTGTACCAAGAGATAAAAATGTAATACGTGATAGATTAATGTTACAGATGCGTAAATCAGGCCTACAAAATGAATTTTACGAGTTTTTACGCCGAACAAAAACTGTCAAAAGACGCTAACAAGCGGAAAAAATCCTTAATCTCTGCTAAATAAAAGTAGGAACCGAACAATCGGATTCCACCATTAGATATAGGAGATTAAAATGGCAACATTCACAAGAACCCACGGTAATGCTCAAGAAGTATTCCATATTGATACCGAAAACGGATCTTTATCTGGTGCATTAGCATCATCATCACCAGTTAACTTTACTGGTCCAAAATTAGACTTTTTTAAAGCAATCATTGAAAACAACTCAAACGCTGCTCAAGACTTACAAGCTGAAGTTGGTGTAAACGGTGCAGTAGAAGCAATTCTACAAAAGATCAACAACGGCGGTGCAGGTGTTTACATCTACCAAGTTGAAGATGACTCAACTGGACAAATTTCACTAGGAATTTATCCAACAGCTGCATACACAACATCAACATTGCAGGCAGCTATTAGAACACTAACAGCCGCAGGTTCAAACGACATTGACTGTAGAGGTACAGACGTTACTTCAGGTAACTTCAAGTTAGCATAATTTTAGTTAACTATTAAAAAATACAAAACCCTAGTTTTTATTAACTAGGGTTTTTTTACGACTAAGTATCTGTATGGAAAAAGAATTCATGATTTACGAAAGTCCTGATAAAGGCAATACAATTTATCGACGAAAACCTGGAAGTGCAGAACGCGAATTAATAAAAAAACAACCCGACAAACACAAAATTATTTCTCTAATAGATGATATCGAAATTGCAAGTAACAGTGATAAAGCCTTAAGAGACATGTTAGATAAACTAGTGGTATACTGGAGTTTAAGAAATGCAAACAATTGATGTAGTCACATATTTTGATTGTACACCAACTGCTACTAAAAGTTACAGAAAATTGCAACCAGATACTACTAACGCAGTAGGACATAAAATTAAAACTATTGACGATTGGAATTACAGCCGCAACCAGCAACGCAATTGGGAAACCATATTACAGGTTGTTGGTTTGAAAACGCAAGCATTGGATATAACAAATCCAGTTTGTATGACACGTGAAGATAAAAAAATATGGCAGTTTAGTTTTGGAATAGAGCATGAAGATATCTACAATGATGGTAATGATAAACTAGGCTTGCTAAAACAGGAAGTGCAAGGAGTTCCGATGATTGTTGGTCTAAATGAAACCTACAAAGAAGGATTTCTCATGCCTTATCTACTCGCTACAGGCGATAATCAAAACATTATGTTTACACTATTAGAAGAAATACAACCTACTGATATCTTATAATTCAAATAAATACTTTCAATAAAGGAATTAGAAAGACTACGATGGTAGACACAGCACCAATCGAAAAAAAGAGTTTAGAAGCACATGTTGACTTATGTGCAGAGCGATATAAATCTATGGCCAATAATATTGAAGGCTTAGATAAAAAAGTTGATCGCTTAGAAATGATGATTAATGAAGTTCATGGTATGGTCCAGAAAATGGCCCAAAGAAGAACCGACCAGCTACTTGGCTGGGGAACAGGTATAATTGCAGCTCTTGTAGGAACGGTTGGATGGCTAGTGATAACTTACGTAGTCGGGTAACAGAAAAAGCCTCCCGATTATTAAATAAAATTGCAGATGAACTTCTGAACTCAAACCCCAATGCTATATTTAGAAATGGTGATAGCATAATGGCGTTTGCTGATTATGAAATAGTGAAAGAATCGCAAGATGAATATTCTGTTTACAAAGACGATATGTTAATGACCTCATGTGCTACATGTAGAATTGCACTTAGTTATTGTATACTTGACAAAAATAAAATGTTGACTGATGCAAAAAATTTGGTTGTACTTGAAGATAAAATATTAGGTAGACAAAATGAAATGATGCACTATAGACATGTTGCTTCTAGTTCAAAAGTAGATGAATTCAGACGGGAAGTAGTTCTACATAGACTTACAAGTGCAAAAGCTGAATATCAAATGTTGCAAAAACAATTGACTAAAAGTATAAATGTTGCTAAATACTGTCAACAAAAAGGATTTGACAATGAAATTATTTGACTTAGATTCACCACAAACTAAGCAGTCCAAAAAGGTTCTTGAAGACTATTTTGGAAATAGCATTGACTTTGCGGCACTTAAGCCTAAGGCCGCTAGTGATATGCTTACAAAAGTTCGTGGGTTGATATATGAACACCGTACAACCAAACCAGTAGTGCAAAGTGAAAACGATACCAGTTACATGAAGTTAATTGTAATGGAAAGAGGTTTGAATGCTAGATTACGTGAAGCTAGTATTACACTTGAACCACAAACTGGTGCCACACAAATTAAAAACGATGGTGATGTCATTGGATCAACAGATGACCAAGCAACTGCTATGCAGTTTAAGAAAGACGTCGAAGATGGCAAAATCAAACTTGGCGAAGTCAAAGCAACATGGCCTAAATCAGATGATGATGAAAGTGCACCTGACGTAGGCGATACGGTAATGCATGACAGACTTGGAATGGTCAAAGTTTTAAAAATTACTGACCGAGATATGATGATGGAGCCTGCAGAATATATTGTACAATCTAAAAAGGGCAAGGCGAAAATAAGTTTTGACCAACTTGTAATGGGTGAAAGTGTTACTGAAGCAGACTACAGTGCAAAGAAAGCACGTGCCGGCAAAGACATTGGCAAGAAAGGAAAAAACTTTTCAAAAATTAGTAAAGATGCAGCCAAGCGATATGGAAGCAAAGAAGCTGGTGACAAAGTAGCCGGTGCTATACTTGCAAAAATGCGTGAAGGTTACACACTAAGAACAAAGTCAGGTCGTTATCTAACAGAAAACGAAGTAGCTCAAGCACAAGTAGTATTAGCCGCACAAGACATGGTAGACAGAATGCAGAAGATGTTGGAAGAAATTACAGCAATGCAGTTTAAGGATTTGCCAGCACTTAGTGGTAGCATACAAACAACTATTGGAACTGCTGAAGCACAGGCATTTAACAATGCCGCTGGACAAAGTCTAGCAGTACTAGTTGATGCTATACAGGCTTCAAAAGTTGAAATGGAAGCCGCACAAGGAACCATGACAGGTGTAGAACCAGTGGTACCAGGACAAGAAGAAGTTGCAGGCACTCCAGCAGTGGCTGAGCCAATGGCAGATCCTCTAGCACCTGATCCGATTGATGCAACTGCTGATGTCAATGTAGATGCAGAAGCAGGCGGTGAAGCAGTTGATGTAAACGTAGATGTTGAAGATGGAGCTCTTGGTAGAGCAAGAAGATAAATGCGTATACTTGAGTTTACAAGTAGATCAGATAAGCCATCTGCACAACAACTAACTGCACTAGCAGAATATCTACTTGGCAGAGCCGATGACGAAGCTACTGAACACACTGTTCCAATAGATGTTTTCCTAAGCATGGCACACAACATGGGTGTGAACATCACAGATCAACAACTTCGTACTCTTGCAACACAAGATCCTCTTAAAAATATAATACAAAATGTAGATGCAGACAACATTGTACTAGTTGGAGCTGGTATCACCGGTGAAGAAGGTGCAGATACAATGACTCCAGACCAAGCACAAGACACAGTTGCTGGCATGGCAGATGCCGCAAACCCACTTACATAAAACACTAGTCACCTTTGGCGATAGTTGGCCACAGGGTGGTGAACTACAAGAAGATCTCAGACAATATCCGTATGGCTATCAACTAGCAGAGCAGTATGGATATAAGTTTTTTAACTTTGGATCACCTGGTGCTAGTAACGAAGATATGGTATTGCAACTTATTGAATCAAAGTTAGAAAATGCAACTGCAATTTTCTTTTTAACAAATCCAGCAAGAAGTATGTATTGGCCATTGGGTATAAATTGGAACCATAATAGCAACGAAAGAAGGCATTGGTGTTCAGATGCAAAAGATTTTGTTAAAACACTGAAATTACACTTTCATGATAACAACCGAGATACTATTCGAACAAACATGAGTGTGATCACACTGCAACAAATGTGTAAAAAACTTAACATCGACGACTATTATTTTGCAGGATGGATTAGACAAACAGATTGGCTACCTGGTGTAGACACCGATAAAATATACAAAGGTGGAAATGAAACTGCGGCTGATTGGCTTGGAGCAACTGATCACAATGGAGAACATTTACTTGGTGTGCAAGATAATCAATATATAAGTCCAAACTTTGCTCATCCTAATCATAATGGACATGCTCTAATGGCAAAAAAACTTGCAGAATGGCTAAAACTATAGTATAATAAAAAGATGCTTATAGAAAAATTTAAATACAAAAATCTCTCACGAAAACAGGTCGACGGCAAGCGACTATATTCCACTCCTGATGGCAATGCTGTGCCTAGTGTTACTACTATACTTGGTGCTACACAATCAAAAGAAAAGCAAGAAGGATTAGCAAGATGGCGTAAACGTGTAGGCACTGATCAAGCACAAAAGATAGTTACTGAAGCTGCCAACAGAGGCACACGTATGCATACCTATTTGGAAAACTACTGTATTGATGGCACCATCAAAGAGCGTGGCAATAATCCATTCAGTTGGCAATCACATGCAATGGCACAAGCAGTAATCAAACAAGGCATGTGCAATGTCAACGAAGTATGGGGTGTTGAAGTACCTATGTACTTTCCTGGGATATATGCAGGTACAACAGATTGTGTTGGAGTACACAGTGGCGATGATGCAATTATGGATTTTAAACAGTCAAACAAGCCAAAAAAAGTTGAGTGGATTGAAGATTATAAACTACAACTGTGTGCATATGCAGAAGCTCACAACGAAGTCTATGGAACAAAAATACGCAAAGGCGTAGTACTAATGGCAGTGAAGCCAGCAGTAGATGAAATGGGTCATGTAAAAGAAGATCCTCTTTACCAAGAGTTTATAGTCGAAGGCGACGATTTTGAACACTGGCGCCAACAGTGGTGGAAAAGAGTTGAGGCATATTATACATTATGAAACAAATTATTATCACCGGAGACAGCTGGGGAGTTGGCGAATGGCACGTTACTGGAGAAATTTTACATAACGGAATTGCCCAGTATTTTGTGGAAGACGGAGTAGATGTAATTAACCTATCACAAGGCGGCGCCAGTAATACAATAGTTGCCGAGCATCTTAAAAATTTTTTAAACGCAAATATGCATCAAAAATCAGTAGCTATTATTATTTTTCAAACTGAATGGACCAGAGACGGCAGTATAGAATTAGATATTAATTCTTCAGGTACACCAAACAGATTTATTGCCGCACAAGAGAAAGTTATGAGTAGATATTATTATGGGCTTTCAGCAATCAGCCAAGACTACAACATTCCAGTATATGTAATTGGTGGTGCGTCAGACACAATCTGGCTTGAAAAATTCAATGTAGAATATCCAGGTGTTTCAATTCTTTGTCAAAGTTTTACAAACCTTATTATGCACAATAATCATAGAACAGACTCTCCTGTGTATTCAATTTATGGAGCAAGACACGAAACAGATATTGCACTAATTAAAAAAGAAGCGTCAACCGAAGAGTTTGTTAGTGTATTAGATGCGGTTGATAGAGGTAAGGATCGATATGATTTATGGAAAAACAATCGTGATTGGTTTTACCCCGACGGTCACCATCCTAACAGAAAAGGACATAAAATACTGTATGACTTTGTTAAACATAACTTTAACCAATAGCTAAATACAGCTAGATTACGGAGTTTCAATAGATGGCAATAGTACAAGTATCGCGGATTACAAACCGTAAAGGTTTAAGTGAAAATCTACCACAACTGGCAGGTGCAGAATTTGGTTGGGTGATTGATCAACGTAAATTATACATAGGTAACGGAACCATATCAGAAGGTGCTCCGGCTATTGGTAACACTGAGATCTTAACGCAATACAGTGATATACTTGCAATATCAAGTTCATATACCTACAAAGGAGAACATGCAGGTTATACAGTGCAAACAGGACCAACATCCAGTGATCCTGTTGCACAAACACTACAAGCAAAACTAGATAATTTTGCAAGTGTACTAGACTTTGGTGCAACTGGAGATGGCGTAACAGACGACACAGATGCAATAAACAGAGCATTATTTCAACTGTTCTGTAGACAGACAAACACAACTATTAGACGTAGTTTATTTTTTCCAGGTGGAACCTACCGAATAACACAGCCAATACTTGTACCACCATATGCTAAACTATTTGGCGACGGACCAGACAGTGCTATACTGGAAATGGACGTAGGATCAGACAGTGCCTTTGGTGCATATGTAATTCAAACTGCAGACAGTTTACAACAAACAGGTGTGAACATTGGCAACAACAGTGCAACTGCTCCGAGAGATATAGTCATTAGTGGCATGACATTTACTAGTTTAGAAGCAGGCGTAGACATGATGCTTATTGACAGAGCAGATGGTGTAAGTGTAAGTAACTGTAATTTTAAAGGAAGTCTGACAACTAATCCAGCTAATGCAAGTGCAGATATTGCTGGAGTGCGTTTTGATAGTACTGCATCAAATACTTGTAAACAAATAGAATTTAATAACTGTAAGTTTAGTTTTTTAACTTATGGACTTAACACTGACGAAAACATACAAGGCGTTACTGTACAAAATTCACAATTTACAAACATTTATCAAGGCGTAATGCTAGGCACAGGCACACCAGACAATGGCGGACCTGAAGGTGTAAGAATTATACAAAACTTATTTGATAAAATTGGCAAACAAGGCATAAGCATTGGTGCAGTTGCGTATAATATCAGTGCATATAATATTTTCTTAGACGTTGCAAACGATTACTTAGGAGCAGGCAATCAAGCAGCCGCAGTAATTGAATTCAATGGTAACAATAATGTATCAGTCGGCGATATGTTTGAACGTTCAGATGCTGATGACCGATCACAGCCTCGTGTAAAAAATAACGACAAAGCATGTTATGCCTTAACCAATGGTAGCGAAATTGAAATTGGAACATATCATAGATTAGCCGGCGCGGTTGCTTCACTAAGTGTGCAAGGATCAGCAACAACAATTTTTACAGTGAACACACTAAATGCAACTGCTTTTAATGTAATATATCAATATAAAGAACCAACAACAAACGTCATACGTTTCGGCGAGTTAAGAGTTGTGGGACAGGACACAGATGATAGTGCTGGTACACTAGCATATGTAGATGACTTCAGCGAAGACAATCCAAATTCCTTTGTGCTAAGTGCAGTGCAAAGTGGCTCAACAATAAGTATCCAATATACAAGTACCATTGCGGCAAACTTTAAATATTCAATAGAACATCTTAGTGTATAAAACATGTAATTAGGTTAACCTTTTGGTATATAATCTTGCATTGTCTTCTGACATGTGTTATACTTTAAACATAATTAAAAAGCGACTATATAGTCCAGGTGAGCACTATATTATACACACTGTATTGGAATGTAGATAAATTAGTAAATATGAAAACATTAGATAATCCAAAAATAACAAGAAGCATAGACTCTGCTATGTTTGTACACAAGATTCGATAGAAAGGCCCCCTCAAAATGACAATACAAGTTACTAAACGTGACGGCAAAAGAGAACCATTGGATATAGAAAAACTACACAAGGTAGTTTACTGGGCAACAGAAAACATAGCTGGAGTAAGTGCTAGTCAAGTTGAAATTAGTAGCAATGTACAATTTTATGAGGGTATCTCAACTACAGATATTCAAGAAACACTGATAAAAAGTGCCGCTGATTTAATATCAGAAGAAACACCAAACTATCAAACTGTCGCTGGTAGATTAATAAGTTATCATATAAACAAAATGGTGTATGGTGGTTTTGATCATTGGCATGTTTATAAACTTGTCAAGCACAATGTAGAAAAAGGTTTCTACGATGCAGAACTGTTAAGTGAATACACCGAAGAAGAATGGAATACTATCAATGGCTGGATAAAGCATGAACGTGATGAGCAACTTACATATGCCGCTATGGAGCAGTTTCGTGGCAAGTATCTTGTGCAAAACAGAGTAACAAAAACTTTGTATGAAACTCCACAGATGTGTTATATGTTAATTGCGTGTACACTGTTTCAAGATTATGATAAGAAGATAAGACTACGTTGGGTGAAAGATTACTACGATGCTATCAGCACACACCAGATAAGTTTGCCAACACCAGTTATGGCCGGTGTACGTACACCACAACGACAGTTTTCAAGTTGTGTGCTAATCGAGGCAGATGATAGTTTAGACAGTATTAATGCAACATCAAGTTCTATTGTAAAATATGTTTCACAGAAAGCAGGCATTGGTATCAATGGCGGACGTATTAGAGCATTAGGTTCGCCAATACGAAATGGCGATGCATATCACACAGGTGTTGTTCCATTTTACAAAATGTTTCAAGCGGCCACACGCAGTTGTTCACAAGGGGGTGTACGTAACGGAGCGGCGACACTTTACTATCCACTATGGCATTTAGAAGTAGAAGATTTGCTTGTGCTTAAAAATAATAAAGGCACAGAAGATAATCGTGTCAGGCATATGGACTACGGTGTACAGTTTAACAAACTTATGTACGAACGTTTAATGAGTGGCGGTGATATTACACTATTCTCTCCCAATGATGTTCCTGGACTATATGATGCCTTCTTTCAAGATCAAGACAAGTTTAGAGAACTATACGAAGCGGCCGAACGCAAAACAAGTGTACGTAAAAAGAAAATAAGTGCCACAGAACTTTTTTCTGCTTTTATGCAAGAAAGAAAAGACACAGGAAGAATATACTTGCAAAATGTTGATCATGCAAATGAACACAGTAGTTTTAAAACAGATGTTGCACCGATAAAGCAAAGCAACTTGTGTTGTGAAATAGACTTGCCAACCAAGCCTCTAAACGATATAAATGATGTTACAGGTGAAATTGCATTGTGTACATTAAGTGCAATTAATTGGGGCAGTTTTACAAATCCAGAGGACATGGAAAAGGCATGTACACTGGCAGTACGTGGACTTGATGCACTATTAAGTTATCAAAACTATCCAATCATTGCCGCACAAATGGCAACGGAAGGTAGACGTCCTTTAGGTGTTGGTATAATAAATCTTGCATACTTTCTTGCCAGAAATGATACCAGTTACAGTGATCCAGATGCACTTAAACTAGTAGATACATGGGCTCAACACTGGAGTTATTACTTAATAAAAGCAAGTGCAGATCTTGCAGAAGAGTTTGGTGCATGTCCGATGAATGATGAAACAAAATATTCAGATGGTGTGCTACCCGTTGACACATATAAGAAAGATGTTGACGAACTTGTAGTACATGTTGATGCAGTAGATTGGACAGGACTACGAACACAACTGAGAAAAACTGGCATACGTAATTCAACACTAATGGCACTTATGCCTGCTGAAACATCAGCACAAATAAGCAACAGTACAAATGGTATTGAACCTCCAAGAGCATTTGTAAGTATTAAGCAAAGCAAAGATGGCGTACTTAAACAAGTAGTTCCAGGATATGCACGTTACAAAAACAAGTATGAGCTGTTATGGGATCAAAAGTCTCCAGAAGGTTACTTAAAAATTATGGCAGTTATGCAAAAATATATTGACCAGGGCATAAGTGTAAACACATCTTACAACCCCGTACACTTCGATGATGAAAAGATACCAATGAGCGTTATGCTACAACATCTATTGCTTTGCTATAAATATGGCCACAAGCAGTTGTATTACTTCAACACTTTTGACGGTGCTGGAGAAATTGATATTGATAAAATGAACGAAACACAAACACAACAAATAGTAATTGAAGACACATTTGAAGAAGAATGTGAAAGTTGCACAATATAGGAAGAAATAATGAGTGTATTAAATACCGCAAATAGAGACCATACGACAAGTTTAGCATTTTTAGATCCAGCAGGCGGAGTCGGAATACAAAGATATGATACATTAAAGTACAGACAGTTTGATAAACTAACTGACAAGCAGTTAGGATTCTTTTGGCGTCCTGAAGAAGTAGATGTACTACGCGATGCCAAGGATTTTAAAGAACTTACTGCTAATGAAAAGCATATTTTTACTAGCAATCTTAAAAGACAGATACTGTTAGACAGTGTGCAAGGTAGAGCCCCCAATGAAGCATTTTCTCCTATTGTGAGTTTACCTGAGTTAGAGAACTGGATCATTACCTGGACGTTTAGTGAAACAATACATTCAAAAAGTTACACGCATATTATCCGTAATGTATATTCGAACCCAAGCAAGGTATTTGATGAGATGATGGATATACAAGAGATTATTGAATGTGGTGATGATATTACTTCCTACTATGATGATCTAATAAAAACATGCAGTTACTATAATCTGTTAGGTGAAGGAACACATACTGTCAACGGCAAAAAAATTGTAATTGATATGTATGAACTGAAGAAAAAACTATGGACCTGTTTAGCAAGTGTAAACATCCTTGAAGGTGTACGTTTTTATGTATCCTTTGCTTGTAGTTGGGCATTTGCTGAACTCAAGAAAATGGAAGGTAATGCTAAAATTATTAAGTTTATTGCAAGAGATGAAAATGTCCACCTAGCAAGTACTCAACAACTGATGAAAATACTACCACAAGATGATCCAGACTTTGTTAAAATCAAAGAAGAGTGTGAACCACTAGTAATAAAAATGTTTGAGGACGCAGTAGAACAAGAATGTGCGTGGGCGGACTATTTATTCAAAGATGGATCGATGATTGGACTGAATGCACAGTTACTGAAAGAATATGTACAGTGGATTGCAAACAAACGTATGATCGCAGTTGGTGTACCAAGTAGCTACAAAGGTGCAAGTAATCCATTACCTTGGACACAAAAGTGGATTGCAGGTGGTGATGTACAGGTTGCTCCACAGGAAACGGAGATAACTAGTTATGTTAACGGCGGAACAAAACAAGACGTAGATAAAAATAGCTTTGCAGGATTTAGTTTATGAGTATTGAAATTTATACAAAAGACTTGTGTGGTTATTGCGATGCAGCCAAAGACTTATTTGATCACATGGGTGTAAAGTATAAGCAATACAAGATAGGCACAGACGTTACACGAGAGCAACTACTAGAGATTGCACCTAATGCAAAAACTGCTCCACAAATTGTAATACATGGACACTTGGTTGGTGGTTACGAAGATCTGTGTGACTACATAGAAAATACAGGGTTCAATGGTACCGGCTACTAAGTAGTTGCATGAATTACAATGTCTGGAACAAGTGGGATAAACTCCAAACAGTAATGCTTGGAGAATGCTACTCACCTGAGTTTTTCCGTGATATTAAAAACATCAAAGTACGATCTGCACTACAACGCATTGCTCACGAAACACAAGAGGATCTCGAAGGTTTTCACAGGGTGTTGAAGGACTTTGGTTGTACAGTTATTCGACCAGTGATTGATAAAAATGATTCTATCATTAATTATACCGATCACGATGGAACATTGTCACTAATACCACGTAGTCCGTTACAACCAAGAGATGGTCAGTTGGTAATTGGTGACACTTTGTTTTATACTGGTGAAGATCATCCTGGAATAAAACAATCACTTGATAGATATGATAAGGATTTTAAATACATAAATTCGCCACTAAGCGAAACATCTTTTGCTAATCACAAAGGCGATGGTGCTCCAGATTGGCCATCATATACTGATTATATAGAAAGATTTTACAATGATCAACCATTTAGTAATCTTCCTTTTATACACAATGAAATTTTAGGAATATGTAAACAAGAAGCACCCATTAGCTTTGCTATGTCTGCTCCGTCGGTGACTGTGATTGGACGAGATATATACATTGATGACAAAGGTAAAATGAATCAGCTTTTAGTTAAGTATTATATTGAACAGTTTAAAAACATGTTTTCAAATTTTAGAATCAATGTACTAAACATTGGCGGACATAACGATGCTTGTTTTCATACGATCAAACCTGGTGCAATAGTAAGTTTAAACCAGATACAAACTTACGAGGATACCTTTCCAGACTGGGACGTTTGCTATTTGCCTGATCAAAGTTGGGAGAAAGTTCTGCCATTCCTAAAAATGAAAAAGAAAAATGCCGGCAAATGGTGGGTGCCAGGCGAAGAAGAAAATGATGAATTCACAAACTTTGTAGAAACATGGCTACAAGATTGGGTAGGCTATGTTGAAGAAACAGTATTTGATGTAAATGTACTGGTTCTTGATGAACATCATGTTTGTATAAGTCAACCAGATAATGAAATTGTAAATGCATTCTTAAAGAAACACAAAATGGAACCTGTGTACGTGCCTTGGCGGCATAGGTATTTTTGGGATGGAGGATTACATTGTCTAACCCTTGATCTCAAACGTGAGGGCACACAACATGACTATTTTCCAGCAAGGGAAACTGCAATTATTGATAAAGGATTTGATTAAATGTTTGAAAAAGACAAAATTTACTCACTGCGATTAAGTGATAGTAGCGAAATAATCTGTAAAATTGTAAGCAGTGATGATAATAAAACTGTAATATCAAACCCATTCAGTTTATTACCTACACAAAATGGTGTACAACTTTTACCTGCTATGATGAGTGCTGATTTTGCTAAAAATGTAACCATAAATACAAACAATATAACACTTACTTGTGAAACTAGTATGGATGTACATGCTACATATATTCAAGCAGTAACAGGTATTGTTACACCAAAGAAAACTATATTGACAGGATAAAAATGCCAGGAGCAGTTAGAATAGGTGACGTAAACTCAGCAGGTGGAGCCGCAATAGGTGCAGGTGCAACCAGTGTAATAATAAACGGCAGACCTGCTTGTTTGATAGGAACATCTGTAACCCCTCATCCATGTTGCGGAGCTCCAGGTTGCGGAATTCATTGTGCGGCAAAAACAACACTTGGTTCATTAAGTGTAATAGCAACAGGCAAACCAATTAACTATGTCGGATCACCAGACACTTGTGGACACTCACGAGCAAATGGTAGTACTGACGTAATTATTCCGGCAGGTTAAGATGGCTTGTGGTGGTGCAATTACTGCAACCGTACTTACTGCTGGTGCAGGTATGGTCGGAGGCATTGGAGGAAACCCACTGTCTTCAGTAGGCGGACTTGGAATTCCAAATAGTATTACAGACAGTGTAACTGGATTAACAGGCAGTGTAAGTATGGCCAGTTTTACTGGCGCACAATCTGCCTTTCAAGGACTTAGTTCAAGCACTGCATTAACCGGCACAATTGGTAAAGTAGCAGCCTTAGGCGGTACCATGCCACAAACATTCAGCAACATGGCAAGCGGTTTAGGCGACAATGTGTTCAGTGCAGGCTTTGATGTGTTTTCAGGCGATGCACTTTCAGTGTTAGGTCCAGCAACAGGCATAGGAAGTGTCCTTCCAGCAGGACTCACAGAAGCGGCCAATGTGATGGGCGGAAGTTTAAGCGGTGGAGATATATTAGGAAGTGCAAGTAAATTTGGCAGTGTGTTTAGCAGTGCAGACGGATTTGTAGGTAGTGCTAATTCAATGATCGCTGCCGCAACCAATAGTGCAAGTTCATTTGCAGGTGGTACATTTCCAGGTATGGATGGCATAATGAGCGGTAACCTTACTGGCATTACAAACGCATTACCAGATTTTGGAGCTGACTTAGGCAGCCTTGGACAAACAATTAACTTTGAAAGCATTGGTGATCTTGGATCTCCTGGGCAATTACTTAAGAACATGGACCTTGCAGGTAATCTTGGTCCTATGTATGATAAGATTGCTGATATATCTGTTGATCCTCGTATTGCAAGTAGTTTAGGTGGTGATCTTAGCACTATAACCAATGCGGTTAATTCTGGCACAAGTGGACTTACACTTGGTAGTCTAGGGGTAGATTTAAACAAAGTAGCAGAAATTGGTCCCGCATTGCCAAACAACATACAGAGTCAAGTTTTTGATGCATTTGATGGTTTATCAACTGCAGAATTAGGAGATGTCAAAGGTATATTAGGAAACACACAGTCAGCAATAGCAAAAGGCGGAGATCTTATGAATCCGCAAAAACTATTTCCTACAAGTTTTTCATCACTTACTGCACCACTTAGAACCGCCAGTGTGGGTGACCGGGCAATATACACTGCCGACGGCGCAGTTAATGCTGAATTCAATGATTTAGGCACAAGTCTTGCTGGTGCACTTCCTGTTGATTTAGCAGTTGCTAACGGTGCGTTGTCAAGAAGCCTTGGACAAGTAAAAGGTATCGACGGTAGTACTGCAAATTTATTATCAACTGCGGCCACTACTACTGAAACATTTAAAGACTTAGATCTAATAAAAGATCAGACACAATATGTGACAGATGATGTAAAAAACTTTTGGACAACACAGTACAAAACCCAAAGTGGTATTACTCTTGCAACTGGACCAAACGGAACATACACTATTAGCGATGTAATTGGCTATGCGGCTGGATATAACAGTGCCGCACCTTTACAACAAAACAAGATAGAAATGGAAAAACTAATAGCATCAGGTGCTATGGACGTTTTTACACGCGATGACGGATCAGCAAGTGCAAACACAGGAATCTATAAAGTAATAGACTTCTTCTGTGATGGTGCATATGATCCAACACCGCCAGCAGTGTCGCCTTATGTTATACCAGCAGGCGTATACGGTGCAGGAAGTTATGCAACACAAACTGCGGCCTTTGAAGCAATTATAGCTGCCGCAAAAACATTAATAACAAACTTCTTTAGTGCCAATCCTGGAGCACAAATTATTCAACGTAATTTTAAACGTATGCAGGAACAACAAGCAAGAGAAAAACTAATACGTACAAAAATGGATTTAGACCTAAGTGTTGTGCAATCTCAGGACAATACTGCTATTCAACTGGCATCAAACTTGCCTGCTTTTGCATTAGATACTACTGCTGGCGGAGCAAGCGAGTTGTTAGAACGTGTTATGAACTTCAGCAGTACTGGTGGACAGGCCGCAGTAGGTGCAATGCGAGAAGCAAGAAATGTAGACAAACTTGTAACTGCTAATGTACAAACAGATGCTCCAATACCACAAACTTTACCTGCCAATCCTGGACAAATTACTAGTAGTACCTACACCGTGGCACAAGCAGATGCAATTATTGTGCGTTCGTAATGTTTAATACAGAAAAAATCACACAAGCAAAAGCAGACTTTCATGCCAAAAGATATTGTGTGATTGACAACATACTTGAACAACACTACTACGAAGCAGTATATAATGCTGTGCCTCAACTTCCTTATACTCTCAGAGCATTAGCTGGTGATAAGCAGGCTGAATTTGCAGTTGGGTATAAAGACACTGAAAATTATTGTACTACATTAAAAGAATACACTGATTATGTACAAGGAAGGTTTAGTTATTTCCACCATGTCTTTGTTAATTCAAAAGGCAACCTGCACAATGCAAATTATCTTGTTACTGAATTCAATCATGTTGTGACTGAGGATTATAGTATAGTAAAACCAACACCTACTTTCCACGACTTTGTCAGCGAAATCACTGGATTTCCTAACAGCGTGGTTGTAAATCCATCGTATGGTTACTATGATGATGAAAGTTGGTTAAGTCAACACTTTGATATTAGAAGATGGTGTGCTTTTATATTTTATTTTAACAAAACATGGCGGGCTGACTGGGGAGGCCAACTATGTATAATGGACGATGATAATAGGTCTATAAAAGATAGTATTGTGCCTTACGGAAATCGTCTAGTGATAATGGATACACATAAAGTTGATGTGAATTCTCATTTTGTTAGTCCAGTAAGTAGAACTGCAATGCAACCAAGGTACAGTCTATCAGGATGGTTCTACAAAAAAGACAAAGAAGGCCCTGGACCTGAAAGGCGAACTAATGTTTAATACAGAAAAAATCACACAAGCAAAAGCAGACTTTGCAGTAAAAAGATATTGTGTTATCGATAATATACTTGAAGAGAAGTATATAAATGCACTATACGAAGAGGCTCCTAAAATGCCATATCAGCTTCGTGCGAGGGCTACTGGTAGAGAAGTTAGAACATATCCTGTTGATTACAAGCAAAGTGATGAGTATCAAAGTACATTGCAAGACTATATTGAAGCCGCACGAGGCAACTTTAGTTATTTTCATCATGTGTTTGTAGCGGCTCGATCAAAAAAAGTACATGCTAACCCATTTGTAACAGAATTTAATCATATTGTACAAGAAGATTACAGTCAAGGAAAGCCGGCTTATACATTTCATGATCTTGCAAGTGCAATTACCAATTTTCCAAACATGGTAGCCAAAAACGGAAACTACGGATACTATGATTATCAAAGTTGGCTTAGAATGCACAATGATGTACGCAGGTGGTGTGCATATATATTTTACTTCAACAAAACTTGGGAACCAGACTGGGGTGGGCAATTGTGCATCATGGATGAGACTGGAGAGAATATTAAAGAAAGTATTATTCCATTTGGAAATAGGCTAGTACTAATGGATGTTAGCAAAGTAGATATAAATTCACATTTTGTAAGCCCTGTAAGTATAGGAGCAGATCATCCAAGATATAGTTTAAGTGGATGGTTTTATGCAAAAGAAAAAGACGGTCCAAGACCAGAAAATAGGTTGACAATCTAGCAAAACCGTCGTATACTAATAGTATGATATGTAACAGGAATGGAGACATCACTCGTGCTAAACAAAATAAAATATACTTCAGAAAATTATAATGGATTACAAGTGGCTTGCGATTGGATACAAGATCTTGAGGAGAGTAATAGTCGCATACACAAAGAAGGTGTCATTGAGAAAGCATTAATAGCGGCTAGACTAGGTAGTCACAGTGCAGAATGCTTTTTATACAATTGCTATCTAGCATACAATCCATATTTTATGTACAACATTAAACAAGTTGCCGAAACACAGGGCAATGAACACAGAGAAAATCCTTGGGTTGCTTTTTGGGGATTATGCGAGAGTTTACGTACAAGAACTATTACAGGCAATGCGGCTAGAGAAGCAGTAGAACTTATGAGCGAAAAGTTTGACAGTGAGCAATGGAATCTACTTGCTAGACGTGTGCTAATAAAAGACCTACGTTGCGGCATTACAAGTAAAACAATTAACAAGATAGTTGGCAAAACAGAATGGAAGATTCCTGTGTTTGAAGTACAACTTGCAACAGATTCAAAAGGACATCCAAAGAAACTTAAAGGCGAAGTAATGATTGAGCCTAAGTTAGATGGTGTGAGAACTATTGCAATTATCTATGCAAATGGCACTGTAATGTTATACAGTAGGAACGGTAAAGAATTTGCAAACTTTCCTCACATAGCAGAGGATCTTGCTAAAATTGCAAGTACATTTAGATCGCATGATACAGACGCATTGGTCATAGACGGTGAGATTACTGGTAAGAGCTTTCAGGAACTTATGAGAGGTGCTACTAAAAAGGATCACACTGCTACTGACAGTGTGTTTAATGTATTTGACTTTATGATACTAGATGATTTCAAACGTGGATTTTGCAACACAAAACAAATTGATCGGTTACTTGCATTAGAAAGTTTAGTAAATAGAGTAAACATGGACCATGTTGTTATGGTAAAAGGCAAGCAACTTAACTTAGATAACGAAGAAGATCATAAGTTTATGGAACAGTATGCAAACAATTGTGTTGCAGAAGGCTATGAAGGCATTATGATTAAACAACAACATGCTCCATATGAATGTAGACGTAGTACATTTTGGATGAAGTGGAAGCCTGTAATAACAGTAGACTTGGAGGTCATTGACATTGAAGAAGGAACAGGAAGAAATGAAGGACGTTTGGGAGCTCTTGTATGCGAAGGTGTCGACGACAATCGTACCATACGTGTTAACGTTGGAAGCGGCCTGTCTGATAGTGATAGGGATGACTTTTGGACTAGAAAAGATTCTCTAGTTGGTTACATTGTTGAAGTTAAAGCAGATGCAGTAACACAGAATCAAGACGGAACATACAGTTTACGTTTTCCTCGTTTTGAAAGATTTAGAGGTTTTGAAGCAGGCGAGAAAATCTAATGCACAAGGTTTATTTTGAGATACGTTACATTGACCAATGGTATGAAATTATTAGAGAGCTGAAACAATGGTTTGGTAATGAATGGAAAGGACAACGTGGAGTACGAAAAAAGTTCCAAAAAACCTCGTGGAGTATGGATGCTCATACTATTTGGTTCGTAATTCCCGACCTTGCATTTAAAACGTATATGGAGTTAAAATTGTCAAACAAGCCCAATTTTAGATAAGTACAACATGCTCTTAGGTTTACTAATATTATTTGTTGCACTAGCCTTAAGCGGAATTGCCGCTTACTACAGTATCATCGGTCTGACTGCAATATTTGCGGCGGCTGTCATACCTATTATTGTTATGGGTGGTGTACTTGAAGTTGCAAAACTAGCCTGTACTGTTTGGCTACATCAAAACTGGCAACGTGCTAGATTTGTAATGAAACTGTATTTGGTGCCAGCAGTAGCAGTGCTGATGTTTATAACATCAATGGGTATATTTGGCTTTTTAAGTAAGAGCCATATTGAACAAAGTGCCATGGGCACAGAGCAAATAGAACAAGTTAAAGTAATTGAAGACAAACTGCTTAGAGCACAAGCAAAAGTAGAACGTTGGAATACAGAGATTGGAAGGCTAAACAGAGGCGAAACGTCAGGACGTATAGATGGTCTAATACTACGTGAACAAGCACGTATTGATAAGGCAAACAAACGTATACAACCACAGATAGATGCAGAAAATGCAAAAATTAAAGGCTTTAGAGCACAAGCCGCAGTAGAAGTGGAGCAACAGAACAAACGCCTTGGTGACGCACAAAAACGTACAAGTGCTGATATAACAATAGCGGAAAAACGGCTTGCACAATTGGACAAAGATGTTGCCGCTTATACATCACAAGGAACCACCAAAGGTGGAGTATTTACTGCCGACGTAGACAATGTGAAAAAAGGTAATCAACTTAGGGCACAACAAAAGCCTGAACGTGATGCACTTGAAAAAGCAATTAAAAAAGCAAAACAAACTGAAATTGGTGTAGCCAGTCGAGTACAACGTGAGATAACAAATATAAACAAACGTCTTGCTGAACAAATAAAAGGTGTTGAAAAAAATGTTGAAAAAATACGTGCAAGTATTATAAAAACAATAGACAGTGCCAATGCAAATATTGCCAAGTACACACTTGAAGCAGGAAGCAGTAACAAAAATGTTGACCAAAGAATAAAAGAACTTGAACTTAACATAGAAAATATTCAACCTCAAATCGACGGTTTACGTGAAGAAAAGTTCGTTTTTGAGAAGCAGTACAGGCAATTTGAGGCAGAGGTTGGTCCGGTTAAATACATTGCCCAATTGATCTATGGTGATAACCCTGATCAGAATTTGTTAGAAGCCGCAGTGAGATGGGTTATCATATTGATAGTAGCAGTGTTTGATCCCCTAGCAATTATGATGTTACTAGCCGCGACTGAAACATTTGCCTGGCGTAGGCAAGATAAGGAGACAGCAGTTGAAACTGTTACGACGATGCCGAGCCCTGTGCCGGTTAAAGAGGATTCGCAAGAACCAGAGCAAGAAGCTCCAGAGGAACCAGAGCAGGTCGAACCAGATAAGGATGGACCAGCAGATGAAGAGCCTGCTGAGACTAGAAGCGAGGATAAGTCTGATGGAGGAAAAACTGACATCGATACTGAAAAACCTGTCCAAGATCCTCGGCCCTTAGAACGTACACTGCATGTTGAACATATTGTTTTACCAGAACCAGAAGATAAAATTGAAACAAATATTCCGCCTGCTATAAATTATGAACACGAATATGTGCCTAATCCAGAAGTCGAAGAAGAAATAGTAGAACATATTGCTGATGAACCAGTAGAAGAGTTCATAGAGCAAGAAGGCAAAATAGAAGAACTTATAGAGAACGACGGCCGGCAAGATGAATCAATCTTTAATGAAGACCCGACAGAAGAAGAAGTTCAAGCAGTAGAAGAAGACATCTTTGAATGGAAAGAAGAAGACGAGGATGATCCTAATAAACGTGCTAAACGTATATGGAAACGCCTTAACCCAGATGACACAATGAAGAATCAAGAACAGATGTTAGCACGTGGTGAAACAAATGTTTTACCCTGGGAGCAATACATTGATCAACCTGACGAAAAATTACAACAATTTGCTACAAGCACGTTTGGTCATGCATTTCCAACACATCCAATTAAAGGCGATACTTATGTAAAGACAGATGTGTTTCCAAGCACACTCCATAAGTTTAACGGCGAAGCATGGATAAAAGTAGACAAAGAAACTTCTGGGTCTTATGTATATAACGATATGTATATACAACATCTAATAGAAAAACTAGGTTCAGGAGAATACGATCCTGAGTTACTTAACGATGCAGAACGTACTGCAATAGAAGAGCAACTTAAAAAGGGTGATTTATAATGGCTACAGTTGATAAAGATCAGTACGAAAAATGTAATTTTTGTAATAAAGCCAAGAACGACGTTGAAAAGCTAATTGTTGGCGATAAAGTTGCTATTTGTAACGAGTGTGTAAACTTATGCGGAGACCTATTAACCGAACTAGCACGGAATACTATAAAAGCATTAGATTTTAAAGAAATAAATCCAAAAGAATTAAAAGACTTTCTCGACAAGTATGTAATTGGTCAAGAAGAAGCAAAAATTGTTTTAAGTGTTGCAGTTGCTAACCATTACAAAAGAATTAACAATACATCAAAAGATTTAGAACTAGACAAGGCAAATGTATTACTATTAGGACCAACAGGTTGTGGTAAAACATTGCTGGCAAAATCAGTCGCTAGGTATTTAGATGTTCCTTTTGCAGTAACAGATGCAACAAGCATCACAGAAGCTGGGTATGTTGGCGATGACGTTGAAACACTTATTGGGAAACTGTTAAGTAACGCAGGTGGAAATGTTGAAAAATGTCAAAAAGGTATTATATTTTTAGATGAAGTAGATAAGATATCACGTAAAAGCGAAAACACAAGTATCACACGTGATGTGAGCGGTGAAGGTGTACAACAAGCATTGCTAAAGGTAGTTGAAGGTACAATATGCAGAGTGCCACTTCCAGGTGCTAATAGGAAAAATCCACAAGCAGAAATGGTAGAAGTAGATACATCAAACATCTTGTTTATAGCAGGAGGTGCGTTTGTTGGGATGGAAGATGTGATAAAACGCAGAGCTGAAGGTTCAGGTATAGGCTTTGGCGTTGAGGTTAAAACAAATCACAACGGTAAATTAGAAGATTTAGAGCCAGATGATCTAGTAAAGTTTGGCATGATACCTGAATTTGTAGGACGTTTTCCAACCTGGGTCGGACTTACTGAACTGACAGAGGAACAATTAAAGTTTGTTCTTACTGAAATAAAGAATAGTTTAATAGCACAATATACCTATTTGTTCGAAACAGACGGAGTCAAACTAAAGTTTAGCGACGAAGCACTTCTTGAAATCGCAAAAAATGCGGCAACACGTAAAACTGGAGCAAGAAGTTTGCAAGCCGAGCTTGAACGTATATTGATGCCGCATATGTTTAGCCTAAAAGAATATGCTAAACAGGATATTACCGAAGTAGTAATAACTCCAGGTCTAGTTAAGAAACCAATAAAATTAGCTGCCTAACTGGCTTTTTTGCATATGCAAGACTGTTTGCGAAAGTTCAGTATTCTATGAACTCTAGCGACATTTCGTGCCTGCACAAACTTCTTCCATTGATATGGTCTGTAAGTCATTTTGCCACCCTCCCTAGTTAGTTGGTTAGGTGCGTTCCTTCAGCGACTGCCTACTTCCGCCCTCTCGGGTGAACGTACATATATTTAGCATGACTGCCATGCAAATTGCAAAAAAAAAGGTTGCTCTTTTTGCATATTCCGGTTATACTATGTGTATGTATAGAGGTAAACAAGTTCATTTTTTTGGTTTCAGAGGCTATGAGTACGTAAGTGCAGTAAGAGTTTGGGGTCAACCTGACTTCATACATCCTGTGCATGACAGACGTAGTTACATAGAGTACGATCCTATCAATGACATTGGTATCTTTGCAAATAAAGAAACAGAAGAATTAATACACAGTTACAGACGTGAATATGCCGATATGAAGATAAAGGTTGACAATGTCTAATACTATGCTATACTGATTATATTGTTAGAGAATAGGAGACTTTACAATGAATAAACAAAACAGTAAAATAGTGATTGCACTACTAGGTGCAACAGCCCTTTCCGCTTGTGGCGGTGGGGGCGGTGGTGGAGGTGGCGGAGGCTACACACCAAATAATCCAAGTCCAAGTTTAGTATATCAAAGACCAGTTCAACAAGCAACTGTTGATCCAATGGCAGGTGCTAATTCAAACAAAAATTTCGTAGGTGATACGTTTATAACAGACTTAGATGGTGACGGTGCCAATGATGACATGGTTATTGCTGGTAGAGAAACTATGCCATTTGATGGTACTGTTAATAAAAACAAACTAAGTGTACACAGTTTTGCAAACGGACAGTTAGTAGACAAAACCGCACAGTGGTTTTCAGGCACAGATAATGAAATACTAGGTACAGAGCCTGATGTTAAGTTTGCAGACTTTTTTAACACAGGTAAACAAGACATGATTGTTGCCCATTCGCAAGATATGGCATCATATGGTCCTGCTACATTCTTTAAGAACAATGGCAGTAACTTCACAAGGGTTGATATTCCAACTGCAAACATATGGTCACATGGTAGTGATGTTGGCGACCTTAACAATGATGGTTACAAAGATATATTCTTAACTGACTATGGATATAACAGTACCGTTCTTGTAAACAATCAAGTAAATGGCTTTGATGCTAAAGTAGATAGCAGAGGTCAATTTGGTGACATGAGACTAGGTGGTTCAGGTGCCGCAATTGGTAACTTTATGAACAACGGTGGTAACAATGAGATTATTCTTACAGATGCACAATGTCCTTCAAACGGAAATGGTGCAAGTTGCGATAACACAAAGAAAACTAAACTTTACAGTGTAGATTTTACAGGTGGTGGTGCAAATTATACTTGGATAAAAGACTTACCAGCGAGTAATGCAGTTACAGAACACCATGTGAGAGTTGTCAATCATGACTATAACGAAGATGGTAATGCTGATGTAATTGTGTTTAGTTTGGATTCCGATGGCGGTACAAAACAAAGTGAAATACAGTTTTTACAAAACGATGGTACCGGTACATTTACTGACACATCAAGTGCAACATTGATTGGTTACCAAAGTGATACATCAAGTACATACAAACCAAGATTCTTTGATATCAATGGTGATGGTAAAACGGATATACTAGTAAGTGGCGGAACACATGGAACAAACGATAGTCACCAGTTTTTGCTTAAAACAACAGATAACAAGTATGTGGCAGCATATCAGAATGTACTAACAGATTTTATGGATGATGTTACAAGTATAAGTGGCGACACTACACTTGGTTCAACTGTTAATATTTTTACAGGCGATGATGGCAACAAGTATTTGGTTACGTGGGCAAGTGCTGGTGTTGGCGGGACTGATACTAAACTTAAGGTATTCATGAGTAGATTAGATGGCACAACTATTGCCGCAGGCACTGCAATTAATATGATACAAAATGCATGGAGTTACTTGAGTGATGCACAGGCTACACAAGCACTTAGTGATACTGGACAGTCTTTCATGGGTGGTACTATTATTGATATCAACAAAGCATTCCAACCAATTGGTACATTGCAAATGGGCGGCTTAGCTTTAAACGGTAGTATATATGGTTTTAACGTTGGTGATATAACTGGTCAAGCAATGGATGATATTGGCAGAAACTATGCAGTGAATCTTGCGCCGACTAACTTTGACACAGACGGTGCAACAATGTTTAACAGTATTGCTAGTTTTAACACTAGAACTGTTGACGGTGTTACTGCAGGTGTTGACAACGAGTCGCAACAGTTTACAATGGGCTACAACATGTGGTCTAATGCAGACGAACAAACTGGTTATGGTACAACATACAGTTTGCATATGTCAAAGTTAAATAGTAATCCTTGGATGGGCTTCTCCGGTGTATGGGGAGAAGTTCAGCACACAAACATAATTGACACCGTTGTAAGTTACAAGCAAGGTGGGTTTACTGCTAAAGCGAGTCTAATGCATGTTAAAACAAACTTTACTAAAGGTTTAATAACTGATGTAAGTGACCAAGTTGGTGCATGGACCGAGCTAGGTTACAAAACAGGTGGCTTAGAACTTGGTGCTGGAGTGCATCCTGTTATGCTTAAAGGTAATGTTAAAGCAACTGTTCCTACTAGTATTGACATGAGAGGTAACCTACAATACACAGAACATAAATTCAAGTTGCCAACACACGTAAATGGTTACTTAAAAGCAAATTACAACTTTGTTTTAGATACTAATACTAAAATTAAAGTTAGTAGTGCCGTAAGTCAAAGCGGTGATAAGAATGCTAGTGTAAAATACACTTGGTCATTTTAATCAAAAATTTGACAAGGGACTCCTATCCCTTCTAACAATAAAGTTGCTAGGTTTAATTATCTAGCAACTTTTTTTTACCAAAACTCTTTACAATGTACCTGTTTCCGTGTATAAATAATATTGTAAGTTGCTTAATAGGACTTACATTTTAATCTTGCTTTTATAAAGGAGAAAAAAATGACAAGAATAACCTCACTAGACCTAAACCCATTTTACCGTAACTCAATTGGATTCAATCAACTGTTTGATAGGATTACAAGCAATATTGATACGGCATCTCAACAGAACTATCCGCCGTACAATATTATACGTACAGGCGATGAGTTGTACACTATAGAAATAGCGGCAGCTGGTTTTGTAAAAGCAGATGTTAGTGTTGAAATGGAAAATGGTACTTTGACTATAACTGGCAATCAGCCAAAGAAAGTTGACGGCGAAGATGAAGCCAACGGCATTGAATACTTGCACAAAGGTATTTCACAACGTAACTTCACAAGAACCTTTAACCTAGCAGAACATGTAAAAGTTACAGGTGCAAAAATGACAGACGGAGTACTAAGAATTAACTTAGAAAAAGTAGTTCCAGAAGCATTGAAGCCAAAAACTATTGAAATCAAATAACCATCGATAAGTATTAGTGGAGGGCAAAACTCTCCACTAATCAATAATAGAGAGAGTAAATGACCAACGCAGATCCAAATACACGTGTTAAAGTAGTAGTAGATAGCAAATTGAAAGAACCAAGTTTGTTTAAACTAATATATGTAAACGATAACGAAACTGCAATGGAGTTTGTAATTAAGACACTGATGGAAATATTTCATTACAAAGCAGAAACTGCAGAAAGCCTCACTGTAGATATACATGAAAAAGGCAGTGCAGTAGTTGCAGTTCTACCTTACGAAATGGCTGAACAAAAAGGTGTTGAAGTTACAGTTATGGCACGTGGCGCAGGTTTTCCACTGCAAGTTAAACTTGAGCCGGATGTATGATATGCACCTTGAAATGGAAATTGAAGGTTTCTATTGCAACTCATGGCCAAAACTAACAATAAAACAAAATAATAAAGCATACTACGATGAGTTTATAATCAATTCGCAGAAAGTAGTTATGCAAATTAAAAACAAGCCGTTCACCATTGGTATGGAAAACAAATCTTTTGGGGGAAATGATGTTTGGGATACCACTATTGACAGTGACGGAAACATTACTGCTGATAAGTACCTTGTAATTAAAAGTATATCTTTAGATGATGTTAACTTTGAACACAATTTATATAAATTACCATACCAAAGTATAGAACATGGAGAAACATATAGTCGCGACCAATCAATTAGATTCAACGGTTACTGGAAAATTGACGCAGAAGATAACCCATATAGTTGGATTATTGATCTTAATAATAAAAAGGTCGACGATGAGACTCGAAAAGTGAGTTATTTCAGTGATTATCAAAGTCATGGTAATTACGACGATCATTATCAACTCATTGATGAAATTAGAAAAATAATTTCATGAAAAACTTATTGGTAGCAGTTCCCCAACTAGAGATTCATCGCCCTCCGGTGTCTACTGCTTTATTAGCAGGAATTATGCATGGTGCAGGTTATGAAGTTAGTTGTTTAGATTTAAATATTCAGATGTATCACGACTGGGGAGAAAGAGAATACTATTCATATGTTGACGTATGGGAAAAAACACGTGAGCCTACCAGTGACGAAATCTCCAACATAAAACAATTCATACTTACAAAACTTATTCCACACTGTGATAACAATACAAGAGTTTTGATAAGTGTGTTTACTGTTAACAGTCAAATATTTACAAAATTAGCATGCCAACTTATTCAAGCAGATTATCCACATTGTGAAATAATACTCGGTGGTACTGGCTGTACTCAAGGATTTGGACCATACATGCTTGAAGAAAAACTATGCAATCATGTTATCTACGGTGAAGGAGAACAGGCACTTTTAAACTTGCTAGAAGGCAATACTGATTATCCAGGAATAGATAACGAACAAACACAGGTGCAGGTGAATGATCTAAACACTGAAAGTTTTCCAGATTATACCGATGTAAACTTTGACAAATACGAATATCTATACACCAATAGACGAGAGGTAAACATTGTAGGTAGTAGAGGATGTGTTAGAAAATGTACATATTGCAATGTGGCAGCATACTGGCCAAAGTTTAGATATCGTAGTGGACAAAACATTGCAGATGAAATGATTAACTATTATGAAAAACATGGCGTAAGCCAGTTCTATTTTACTGACAGTCTTATTAACGGCAGTTTAAAAGCATTTAGAGATATGTGCGATAAATTAGCCAACTATAATCAAATACACAAAGCAGGGTTTAGTTGGGGCGGACAGTTTATTTTTAAACAAAAGAAAACAGTAACTGATGATTACTTTGATATGATTGCACAAGCCGGTGGCGATCAGTTCTATGTAGGAGTAGAAACAGGAAGTGATAAAATACGTTGGGAGATGGACAAGAAGTTTACTAACGAAGATATTGACTATCATTTAGAACAGTTTCGACGTGTTGGTTTACGAACTTTTTTCTTAATGATAATCGGATATCATACAGAAACGTTACAAGATCACTATGACAATTTAGCAATGTATTATCGCTGGCAAAAATATGTCGCAACAGGAACAATATCGGGAATCGACCTGAGTACAACACTTATGTTTCTGCCTGACACACCACTTGAACGTATGATAGATAGCCACGGTATTGTGTTTCCTACAATGCAACTTGAACCTGATGGCAGTCTAAAACCTAATCGTACCATATGGACTAGTAAGTCTAATCCTGATTTAACATTTGAAGAACGTATAAGAAGAAGGTTAGAAGTCCATGTTATTGCAATGAAGTACAAGTGGCCTATACACCGAGGGGTACAAAGATTACAAGCAATTAAAGGGCATATAGAAGCCTACAAGTTTAATAAAACAAGAATTATACCAATAACAAATTTAAATTAAAATTCAATTTCAATACGTTTAGGATAGTACACTGGCTTACACCATTCTGTGCTGCCACGTCCTCTACAATTATTTAGATACCGTATACCATCTAGTTGCTGTTCGATATCGCTATGATAGTGTCCAAAACACCATGTGTCTATCTTCTTTTCATGATCTTCTTCTAAACAGTGTCTAAGCCAACTATTACCTGTAGTGCCGAGTCTATGGCTATTATCTAAATGGACATCGTGTTTAAGCAGTCGTGCATCTGGAACAAAATGGCTCAACATAACAATTTTTGTAATGTCCGGATGTGTTTGTAATTTTTTTACTGTTCTACATAAAAAACCTGCATCACTTTGTGCCATTGCTTCTACTTGTTGGGTTGCCCACATTGATATTTTATATGTAGATTGTACCCACTGTTTGCAGTCCATGTATGCTTGACTTGAATCTCCTAAACCAAAATCATAACTACACCAGCCGTTAGTGCCAACAAAAGCAACATTGTCAATCACAAGACAATCATCTTGTAAAAATATAAAGTCTTTGATTTTACCAATATCTTCGACTAGAGTTTCGTAGCTGGTACGTAAATCATCGAGGCCCCAACGGTGCTCGTCATTACCATCAACAAACATAGTCATTTGATAATGTTTGCTAATCTCTTGTAAAACAGGCCTTACATCAGCACGTTCACGGCTTACGTCACCTATAATAACTGCATATGGACTTGTAGCCTTTCCTTCCCAGGAAAACTCTTCGTCCCAAGTATCAACATGTAGATCAGAAATTAAATCGAAGTGTATTTTCATTATAACTATACTTAACTCAGGAGACTACCATGAACATAATTATTGGCAAAGAAGACGCTGAAAAGATGAGAGACAAGTACACGGTACTACCTTTAGAAACTATGAAGTGGAAATCTAATCCAGATCTTCCAGCCACAACTGCATATTGCTTAATAGAAAACATTCCAATTACAGAAATGAACAAAGTCGACGAACTTAAAGACCTGCACACAAAGTTTTATGAAAATTATCAAAAAGGTGACTTTAACTTTTGTATACAAGCACTAGAGCATCTCAAAGGCAAATGGGGCGGAGAAATTGACAGTTACTATGCAGTAATGGAAGACAGAATTAGTAAATACAAAGACGCAGAAGTTTTTGATCCAATACTTTACAAATAGGAGCATGTGATGTGGGAAATGATTGAACGTATGGCCAGCGATAGGCTTTGGATCTACACTGGTATAGCAGGAAGTTTATTTGGTGCTGCCTTTCTGTTTTGGTTTAAAGATACTCTTATGGCTTATTGGGCAGTTAGCAAATTTGATAACTTTATGCAGAGTCTTGCACAACGTTATGGATGGAAATGGTTACAAGAGCCTGAGGACCTATGGCGTAAACGTTATCCACGTATTACCAAAAAGATAGACGATATCGAGACTCGCCTTAAACATCTCGAGGATAACGGCACCACTAAGTGGTAATTTACGTTATAATCTACACACATAATACATCATTGATTTAATAAATACTACTGTCCAGGAGCTAGATATGTTCCACCTGGAGGAACAGAAAGAATGATATGCCAGTAGCAGAAATACTCGCAGGGATTGCCCTTGTGAAATCAAGTGTGGACTTCATTAAATCAAACATAGACACCTGTAAAGATATAGGTGAACTTGGAAGTGCAATCGATGGATTGTTACGAGGTAAAGATGAAGTTAACAAACAACAAGGCAAAAGCCCAGGTGTTAGAGAGCAGTTCGATACTGCTCATGTCGCCAGAGAAACCATTGACGCAAAATTAGCCGCTGAGAAACTACAAGAAGTTGCTACCTTGGTTAATCTGCGGTTTGGACCAAACACTTGGAGAGAAATTCTTGAAGAACGTGCCAGACGTATTGCTGAAGCTAAAGAAGCAGCCAGATTAGCAAAAATACAAGCCCGTAAAGAAAGTGCCGAACTGTGGGCTGACATTAAAACAGTTCTTATCATTGTAGGAGCAGTATTAGCCGGTGCAGCCGCAATTGGCGGCGCAGTTTACTATTCATAATGACTCATGCATTCTTATTAATTGTTTATTTGGGTCAGAAAATAATCAGTCAAGATATGCATTTTAATAACATAGATAGTTGCAAATACTTTGCCGCACGTTTCAACAATCAACCAGCTGTACCAAATCGTACTGCAGGCGAAGGACTACCACAGTCACGTAAATATATTGCAGTTTGCGAACCAAAACTTGTCAATGCTAAAAGAACTAAGATATACAACTAAATTAGGTACAAAATTTTGACGGTGTTTGAATTTTGACAATTATTTGGAACAAATATCCATGTGTTAAGATACCGTAAGTGCAGGATTTGCATTTATAAGTATCGTTATGGAAAAGAAGATCCAAGAACTTGCACTACGTATCGAGCAAATCGAACGTTTGCTATTACAGTTACAAAAAACATTGGCTCAACATGTGGAGAAATGCTCAGCTAAATAGTCTGATGGAACCTTCACAAGAATATTTAGATGCAGTTACAAAAGGCACACAGTTTCAAGAAAAAGAAAGTGCTTGGGCTGGCATGGATAGTAAGAACTACATTGAAGAAATCAAGTGCCTGCGAAAGCATCACAAGGCAAAAACACTGTTAGATTATGGTTGTGGCAAAGGACATCAATACACACAAAAAAGTCCGCCGTTTGACCAACGTTGTGGATTTAAAAGTTATTACCTATATGATCCATGTGTGAGTTACTACAATGTACCGCCACGCAGTAACAGAAAATTTGATGCCATTATCTGTTTACAAGTTATTAGACACATACCCAACAAAGACATACCTTGGCTTAAAGAACTATTTGAACACACTGCAAAGAAGTTTGTGCTCATTGGTGAATATGATCCAAATATAAAACAAAAACCAAAAAAAGTTATAAATGCTGATTCAGAAAGTAGAACGATAGATTTCTATCGTGAGGCATTTGCAGACTGGGACAGTCCAGCAGAACTATACTTTCACTGGCGTAAACACCAATGTGAACAGACTAAGAAAGACAATGATAAAATTATAAATATCATGTAACCATGGAGAGCTAGAATGGCAGAAGAAATCAAAGAAGCAGGTTTTCATCCCGCAGATACAAACGGTGACGGGAAAGTAACCAAAGCAGAACAGGCAATGTATATGGAGTTCAAACGCAAAGAACTAGAAGATGCAGATGCAATGCGAGATGCACAACGTAAGATGGCTTGGTTTGCACTTGGTGGTATGTTACTGTATCCATTTGCAGTAGTATTGGCAGTGCTGATAGGACTAGATCAAGCAAGTAAGATCCTAGGCGATATGGCAAGTGTATACTTTGTATCAGTTGCGGCTATTGTGGCTGCCTTTTTTGGCACACAAGCAATGAACACTAAGAAAAAGTGACCCACACATATTATGCAAGTGATCCGGTTATAGATAACCTTTACTTTGTAAACATACCAAAATGTGCTAGTCAAACAGTACGTGCATGGGCCGCACAGATGGCAACTAAGGATGCATTTATACAAGAGCCTTTTAGATTTTGTATCCTGCGTGAGCCTTGGGGCAGACTCAAAAGCACATTTGCATACGGTTGTGGTGCA